ATCTATGAAGAGGGGGGCTAGTTTTTAATGACCCCCTCCCCCCATCTTAGATCGTCCCCAAATTTTTATATTCTTCATCTTCAAGTTCTTTCTGTAACTTTTTTATTTGCTTTTCTTGTTTTGCTAACACCATCTGCCTATGCCAAACATTTAAATCAACACTAAGTCCAAGCTCTTCGCTTAGCTCTTCGTCATCAATCTCTGTTAGTAGATGGATGTTACGAATCATTGCTCGATCTCCTGAAACGAAGAACGTGAAACCTTCTTCCACATTCCTGAAACATTCTCTTCACAAATCTCATCAATTGCTTCTTGTATAGCAAGAGCCTGGTCAGGCTCAGACAACTCATAAGAAACTTTAGCTATCCTGTCTAAAAAGGATGGGGTGTTATAACCCATTCGTTGATCGTAAGCATACCATGCTTCGAACTCAGTGAATGGATTAAACGGATTGTCAACTGTTGTAAGCATGTACTCTGTTGGTTTGCTACTCATGTCCACCTCACTCACTAAGACTTACTTTGAGTGTACTTAGTGAGACACCAAGTGCATCAGCTACATCCTGTTGTGTATAGCCAGATGCTAGCATTCGTTGTGCACGGGCTAGTTTAGTGGACGTCATCTTGGGCGCATGCTTAGGCAAAGCAAGGTTACGGACAGTATCAACATCACTATGAGTAAAGATTTCTTGCAACTTAGAAGGACTAACAGCACCTGCTTGGATGGCGTTCCATTCGGCTTGGGTAATGATGATCTTGTGTTTCTTAGCCTTTGTCCTATTCCTTGCTTCAGTCAAAGCTTGTTGTTTAATCTTCTTAACGTCCTCAGGCTCCATGTGTGGATTAGACTGGCGTTTCTGAGAGACCTGGGCATTTGCTAGGAGCTGGGCCTGTCTTTCAAGGGGCGCATTCTTTTTAGCCACATTCAGTTTGTGATTTAGAGAGGCCACTTCATTTCGGTAGGCGGTCTTTGCTGACTCATTAGCTTTATCTGGCTTGATGTGTACAGCTTCTTTTCTAGCCTGGTTAGCCATGGCCTTAAGCTTGTTCGAATGGCCAGCATAGAGATTCTCCATAGCAGTATTACGAGGCCCAACCAATTCGAAAGCATCATCTCTTACTTCTAGTTTCTTAACTGTTTGTGTAACCGGAACCATACGACCTGTTTCTCTACCCTTCTTAAACTCAGGCCGCATACGACCAGTTGGTTCATATATCTTCTTTCCCGTAACAGGATCAATAGGTCCGCCTCTTTTGGCAGGCCTTAGTTCTCTTTGTGGAATTCTTTCTGTAGAACCTTTCCTACTGATCAGAGTCTGAGCACCAGCCCGCTTTCCACCCTGATACCGTTCTTTCAAAGCAAGAATACCGTGATCCTTTTCAGATTGCCGATAATCAAGGCCATGCTTTTCTGCATCGATGACAACCATGGAATGCTTAATTGCACGGGCAAGTTCGTCGGTGCTTGCTCCATGAATCGTCATGTCAGTGATCAAGTTGGAAATCTTACCCATCTCCTGTCCCTTTTGCACACTGTTCATTCTAGGGATAGGAGAATCTTTCGGAAGCTTGTAAGTCTGAGGATCGAATCCTTTCAATCCTTCAAGTGGATCTGTGGTCTTCACGGCTCTACGATTATTGGGAATAACAAGAACAGTATCGCCATCAAAGTCCGCACCAGAAAGATGGTGAGCTACCTGATGATTAATACCAATTGCGTCTTGAGCTGAGGTTCCCAATAGTTTACGAGCTTCTCGGTTGCGGTTGTTTACCGTCAACTGAGGAATCTCGAAAGTACCACCATGAGGAAATCGAACTAGCGCTACCTGTTCGCCATTCCTCATACTTGGTGCATACACTTCAGTTGGCTTCATCGAGGAAACCGGAAGAATCACTTTTGTCGCTTGCCTTGGTAGGTTCGCGGCTTTGAGATGAACTGATGCTGAATCAGTCTGATCGGCAAACTTTAGCAGAAGTTCTTTGCGAACTGTCGAATTGGTAAGCGAATTGATTTCGTCGAACTCTCGCTTTCGACGTTCAAAAGTGAGATCTAGCTGTTGCTTTGCAAGAGAAGGATTTTGCTTTGACAGCATCTGTGAAGAAAGAGTTCGAGACCATCGGTCCCAAGAACCCTCAACACCAGAACCTTCTTTTACACCAACGATATTTAAAGCAGACGTGACTTTACCTGTTTTTGGGTCATGAATCTGTCGAATCACAGAGCCAAAGGGAAAATCAGGATCATCCTCGAGCTCTTTCATTACATCCTTCTTGCGTGGATTATCACTATGACTTTTACTAGTATTGAAGACAAGGTCCACGCCGGGAGGAAGATCGTCCTTGTAGACAGCCATGCCCTTGATGTAGTGCGTTCCATCGATAGCGATTCGGACCTGACCATAATGGTCAGATCCTAGGTCTAGATCTTTTCTGCCGGGACGCACATAAATAACACCGTCTGCTTTGGCGCCACCATCTTCTGCGTAGTTAACTCGCAAACGCTTTGAGTTGACTGAGATGGGTGGCTGAGTCTGGAAGAAGCTACGGCCATGATCATCTGAGTAACCAGCAATTTGCTTAATATCTTTTCTATTCTGCTGCACATGAGAAAGTGTTGTTCCTGGGGGAGCCAAAACTTTCATATGTGTAAACTGATCTTGACCGAAGATCTGTCGGATCTGGATATTATGAACCGCATATCCTTCTTCTCTTAGCGCAGCGACAGCTGTGTCAAGTCGAGTTCTAGTGACACCCATCCATGCTTCAACACCACGACCGACGTCAACCATACCTTTTTCTTTTACCTGATCCTTAAGGAAGTTAGCTGTCGTCTGCAGAGCATCGGCTTTGTCTTTTTCACCAGGAGCAAGAAGAGCTCGCACAGAAGACTCATTGCGACCCATTCGCTTACCAATCTCGACGTTCGACCAACCTTTTTCTTTCAAACGTTGAGCGGTAAGAATATCCTGTTGTTTCTGCTGAGCACGAGCAATAGATCGAGCCGCAGTAAGCTCGTTCCTTGAAACGCCGACACCTCGAGCGATTTCAGTATCGGTCATACCTTTTTCTCGAAGGCCACCAATGTAATCCAGAAAGTCTCGATTGCGTTTATTTTGTGTACTACCAGATCCCCAAGGATAGCGACCAGAACGGCGAAGGATGCCGTAATGCGCAAGATGCTGTTCTTCAGTACGAATCACGACTCCTCCTCTAGTCTTCGATGACTGAGCAACGCGTCGAATTCTTGAATTTTATCCATGATAAATATAATGTCTTCTGGATCAGCATCATACACCATAACCTCATTATCTTGATAGATGCGCAGCTCGATTTTGATCTCGCGAGGGTCTTTGTCATACTCGAGACAAAATAGTGCAGCATAAACTTCAAGTTGATGAACTGAACCGGGAAACACACCAGTCTTTAAGTCATGAATTCGAAGAGTGTTGTACCGAAAAGAAATGGTGTCAGCAGTACCAAAACAATTTTCAGAATAGTACAGAACCTGTTCGCATTGCATCTTGTACCTGATGGCATCGTTAATGTATAAGCCAACGGTTCCGACTAGCGGTGATTCTCTGCCTGCCTGAATTTCTCGCATTGCGTACTCGTGTTGTGCGACACCATATGCTCCAGCTTGAGCTGCGGTCCAACGCTCAATCAAACGATGTGGCGTGTAGTGAATCCAGTGCCACTGACTAGGGCTAAGAAACGCGTGTTCTCCTTGGAGATTCAAATGCCTGTTGAAGCGCACCTAAAACCTCCTCCTCATTTTCCGGGCAAATATAAGCAGCAAACGACATATCGTTCAGCCTGCTGATGTAGAAATCTTGGTTAGGCTGCGATGCTGCCATCGGAGAAGTCTTCACTTCTAAGGCTGCCCAACATCTGTTCCAAAGGATGACTAAATCAGGAAAGCCTTGACGATAGTTGGCATCGGTCTTGAATACTGAACAACCCGGAAAGATAGATTCAAGCCTTCTAATTATCCTATTTTGGTATGCTCCTTCCCTCATTAGCGTCTCCTTCGCAAAAAAGACGTAGGGTTAGCTTCCCCCTTCTATTATATTATGCGTTTCAATCACTAATTAATATCTAAAGTGAAATTTAGCCTTTCCATGAATACCAGTTGACGAATCTGTACCATAACTTTTTCAAGTATCGCATCTCAGACCTCCACTATCCCAAATTCCTGGTATGTTGGCCAAACGTAAGTGCGATTCAAAACCGAGAGAACTAGATCTTGTTCAAGTAGACCATATTGCTTAAAGCACTCGGTTGAGTTTGGGCTTACCTCACCTGTTTTCAAATCGACCAGCGGCTGTAGGATTGGTTGTTCGTACGGATGTCTAATCTGTTGGTTGTACTTAACTGCAAACCAACGTGGACGCCAGGCTAGGTTTTCGACACGATTGTTATGACGATCACCATCAAGGTTGATAGGAGTATCAAAAGCACCAGAGGGTTGGGGAATAAAAGCCTTAGCCACCAGTAGTGGGACCGACCTGTGTTTTTGAACACCATCACGCATCATCCCTACCTGCACCAATCCATATTGATTTTCATTCAAGGCCAAGATTCTATAAGTCTCGTTAGCGCGAATCCTACCCATGTCGCTAACACTGTAGTCAGGGAAATTTTCTATCTGTTTCCAGAGCTCCATCCATACTCCAGACTTTAAAAAGCACTCGGGCAAGCTGCTAAAAGCACTTGGGGAAGCTGTGGCCAAAAACCCGGCCAAAAACTTTTGTAAAAAAGTTTCTATAATCATCAACATAATATCTATTATGCCTATATTCTATATATTACTTATTAGGTCCGCGCGTAGGGAAAAGTTTTTAGGAATGTTTTTGGCCACAAGGTATTTACACGTTTTGGCTTGTTTTAGCCAAATCGCCCTAACAAGCTGTGGTCAAATTTGGCCACATTGAAATTTTCCTTCCGTTTTAGGCTCGAAAAGATCGCACCGTCGACAACACTTTTGCTCCTTAGCACAAAATAGTACAAATCTATGTAATTCGTATTAATTCTATCTATTCTTCCATGTGCCTGTTCCCACTGTTTGTAGGAATATGTGGGCGAATAGAAGACAACCGTGTCCGTTTCGGTACAGTTCCAACCCTCAGATCCGGCCGCATACTGAACCAGATAGACCCAAGTATCGGTGTCTGGAATCAGCTCGTGCTTGTGGCCGTTCCACTCAGCTACCATTGTAAGGTCCTGTAAGCGCCTGAGAAGCATCAGTTCGTAGTCAAAGTTGTAGAACACCACTATCTTAGGATTCGAGCTTAGAAGCTCTCTGATCGCTTTTACCCTACTTGGATGCTCATTGACAACCCGCCGCATAACCAGAAACAGCTCGGCAATATCACGAATCGGCTGGTTCTTGTAGATGTTCCAGCGATTCTTCATCACACTGTCCAGCAACTCTTTGTTGAAGGCTACTTCTCTGCTCAAATTGTGCCGAATCGTCAGCTTCTCGTAGGGCATGTGCACTTGGATCTGATTGCGCAGTTTGACTAGCCGTGCTTCCCCCAGATAACGATCAACTTTTGGAAACTTCGCGTAGGGCTTATAGACCACATGCTCGCGCTTAAAAGCAGTCCGGTTCTTGTAGAAGCCATTGGCGATGAATACCGGGATATAGTCCAGCCAGGTATCGCCCGGGGTGGCGGAGAGTAGAAGCCAGTTATTTGTCTTGGTGATCTTAAGAAACGATTTGACCCACAGTCCGGAGCCAACCACTTTCTGCTCGTCGAAAATAAAGAAAGCACCATCGACTCCGACGTAGTTACGAATATTTTGCCAGCTATCGACGGTAAGCACACCTGCCACTGTGGCATCTCTCTCCGTACCAATCGCCTGCGCAGCGAACTCCCGATTCCAATCGAGACTGTCACGCTTTTTAGCGGTGGTGATGACATAGATGTCCTTTGGCTGCTCCTTTTCCAGGTAGTAGGCGACTGCGACTCGAGACTTACCAGAGCCGACGCCGCCCCAGAGGATGTTCCCGTTCTGTAACTGGGTCAGCGCCAGCTTCTGGTGAGGTTTTAACTCCATCTATGGCTGCAGCTTCTTACACCCAGCGTTACAGAACTTTGCACCCTTTTGCTTCTGAGCGGTCTCCAGTCGCCGACGGCGATAATTGTCTTCGACATCGCGACGTCCTCCGCCATGTCCACAGCCGGTGTTACCGTGGTCGTTGAAGAAGTGGATCGTGCCAGAGCGAGCATGCTGAAGCACCATCGGATTTTTCGAATTAGCCATAGTATTCTCCTATTTCTTCTCGCTACCTGCGTCGGGGTATCGCTTGCGCAGCTCTGCGTCTACTCGATCGACAGAATCGATCATGCCGATCAGATGTCCATCGGTCACGATTGCATCCGACCAGATCGTGATCACCCAGGAATAGACACCAGCAGCTGTTCGTCGCAATTCGATTGAGCCGCGACCAGGAACAGGGTCTCGATAAGGCTTCACAGTATCAGGCACTTATTCCTCCTAAAAAAATTAAAAGTCCTAGTCTCCTATACGACTGGCTTCATTCGGTTCAAGACAGCCAGGAAATTTGCTACTCCAACACAGGCCTGCGGCAGGTACTCTTTGTAGCGTCCGCTGTTGTAAGCGGCCCAGGGTTGGAAGCCACGATCCTTGTACAGCTCTCGAGCGATGATGATTGCCTGCAGCGGATTCCAAGCGCGATCTCGGAACTCCTTTTGCTTCGGATCGAGCACTGCTCCGCCTGGACCCGGCTCTTTTCCACCCTTAATTCCGTCGTTCAACTGGAACAAACCCCAGTCGGTAGTGCCGTCCTCGTTCCAATGGTAGGCCTGCTCGTAAAAGGCACTCTCTGCTCCGACTGTAGCGGTCATCAGGCAAAGATTGTTTACGTGCGTCCAACCACCGTTGTAGAGCAACAGCACTACCTCACGGGGTCGCCACTCTCTTCCTTGAAGTGGCATCAGCCCTCCTTCTTGACTGGGTCGACATCGATCCCTTCCGCGATCAGCATTGCACGGAAGTCTTCCTTGTCCTGATCGGTCAGCGACTTGAACTCACTGATCTCGATCTTCTTGCCGTGCGGAGGCGCAGTGAAGTAGTTCTGCAGCTCCTTGACCCAAGAGGCCATTGCTCTCCTTTCGTCGAAATGACCGGCGGAGACAAAGACACTTTTCAGCACCCTCTCCCCTAAGGCGGTGCTTAGAGTGCCTTTGCCTCCACTAAGAAAGAGCGCCGCAAATGCCCTTCCTTATACCGGTAGTGTGTCCTGCACATAGGGAATCGAACCCTATCTCCGGTGTCTTCCGGGACTGTGCTGGGTCCGGAGCTCGGACATTCCCGAGTTGGATTATCAGCCGAAGCTGTGCGCGCTCTCGGGAAGTTAATCCCATCATTCCTGGGGAAGGTACGTAGAATGATGGGAACTTTGAAATTTATGCGTCTCCTCTTTCCTCCGCGGACCAACTTCGCATCTCTTCCTCGGTCAGCTCGTTGAGACGGTTGATCACGGCATCACCAATCTCACGCAAAGTGTAAACCGGTCCGCCACTCATGTCCATCAGTCCGGACCATTCGCCACGTTCTTGTTGTGCGTAGAGCTCAGTTTTAGCTTCCGCAATTTTTCGCTGTTGTTCGTATTCTTCGTTAGCCATCAAGAGCCTCTTGTCGTTCTCTCTGCGTAGCCTCGATCAGGCTGATCAGATGGCCAGAGGAGATACCGTGCATCATCATCTGGGCGACGATGGTAAGAAATTTGTCCTCGAATTCCTCCGTTCGCTCTTCGGCTGTTCCACCCATCAGAACGAGATCCTCAGTCCATTTCATTTCAGCCATCATAGCTCCTTAAAATTTAAGGGGGACCCGCGACTGAGCCCCAACCCCGAGTCCCCCCTGTGGCCCACCTGTGCACCCGTCTCATAACCGGGAGGTGGGAATTTAGTGTGCGCCACGTAGTCCCGTGCATCGCAAAGCGGATTCTATGGGGAACCGTACTGCGCACTCTCCAGTCTCGCCTCGACAAGGCCGCCCGTTGCATGACGTTGTCTCCCGCACCTGGAGCCTTTTGAGAGCTCTTCGGTTATGCGTTCTTACCCGTTCCCAACTCCCAAGAAAATCAGGGAGAGCAACGCCGTTACGAAAATGAAGATCGCAATGACGATAAGAACGTTGATGAATCTACTACTCGTCACACCCAGTCACATCCCTTCGACTGTACTGCCGAGCCACCGAGTGCTCCGTAGCGGACATTGAGCCAACAATCCGGATGCACTGTGAGTGGTGAATATGGAAAGCCCACATCGCAAGCGAAATGAGCACGACTGGTTACGTAGATTGCTGATGTCCCTAGTGCGCCACCGTAAATATACGGCGTGTCATAACTGCTCAAATGACAGGCCGTTCCAGAAGTATACTGAAGACCGTAGCCCCAACTGGTGACTTTACTGTTGTTCTTGACGCACCACCGAACATACAAGGAATACCGACGTGCCTCATGCAAAACACCACGTCCAGAATACTTGGTGGTGTGGTAGCAACGGACGGTACTATCGAGGGACTTGTAGTCCAACGCGTCCAGAGTGTCGGCAGGCATTCCTGCGTATGGTTGATTGGCGTAATACTCGTTCATGCAGATGTAATCACAATCTGCCGGATAATCGGTAGTTGCACCGGCAGAAGCTGCTACTACTGCACACGTTGCCAATAGCACGACAACAAACAATACTACCTTACGCATCAGCTTCCTTTCATAGTAGGTCGTGCCGCAGTCCTACCGCAGGAAGAGCTCTCAAAAAATAAAGAGAAGAGACGGTAATGCATGGCAAACGCATTATTTGTCTCTTCTCTATTATGATCGATGTTTTTTCTGCGTTATGGCTCGACTCGATCGGCCATCACTCGCAAGGCGTCAGCAGATATATCCTCGCCATTCTCGGCTTTCATTGCAGCCTGGTCTCGCAAGGACTCAGCTAGCGAACGCAAGGCAATATCTACTAGTTCCTGGATCTCTTCTTCTGTGAAATCTTCTTCACTCAATCCCATCTGGATCCCGTTCGGTTGCTCTCAACATGTCGGGTAGTGTCTTAGGGGTCGCTTTGAATTTCTCAATCTTGACGTTGGTCCAGGAAACCCAAGCGAACAACAGGCATACTAGCGAAACAACTCCGAGAATTAGCACAACCCATTCCCAGCTCATCGGCGAGCCCTGCCCCAGACGCTAAAGATTAGAACGGCTAGTACGATGATGATTGCGATCCACCACCAGCCGCTCATTTCTTTCCCCTTCGTGTTTGACTGGCCTTAATTGCTCGGCCCTGTTTGGCTGCTTTTGCTTTGGCTCCTTTGCCTTTGTACAATTTCCCGCCGGAGCCATACTTGTAGCCGCCTCCACTTTTACGAACTGGCGACATCTGCTTTCCTCCTTGGTCCAAGGAACGCAGGAAGTTCGAGCGATCCTTGAGCGGGGATTTTGAAGTATTCGTGCAGACACATACCACGGCAATTTGGACACAAGTCGGCTTCGAATTTTTCCGAACCAGCGGGAAAGCGGGAGTCTTCTACGACTATCAAAGAAACTGACTTAATTTGTCGCTTTGCCTTCGCTACATTGTCTGGTTCGGTGAATCCACAGCCATCACAGTGCAAACGTCTCATAGTTAGTCATGCCTTTCCACAAATTGGCCATTGACCATAGCCACTTCTCTTGATTAGTTTAACGGCTCGGTATTTCTGTTCAAGAATGCTGTTACGGTGGGGATAGCTTCTTCCGCCCACGGATTTCCATGTGCTTAACGTAAACTGCAGTCCACCAAAATATCCGTTTCCTGTGTTCAGAAACCATCTCGGTCGTTTTCCGCCCGGATGTGTTTCGCAAATTGCCATCCGGATCAATTTTGCATTGTACGGACGAACGACCTGCCAGCGATAGTCATGGTTCTGTGCAGGCATAAGGAGTACAAGGGCTGTCAGTAGTACAGTCATGAACCTCCGATGTCAGGATGTCGGAGGTTCTAAGCTGGCCCTCTCCCAGTGTGACTGGGGGAAGAGAGAGGCCACTCCCCTTCCTGTGGCGACAAAGGGTCGCAGATCTGCGGAGATCCCACTCAAAACCCCCAGAGCAAAATGCTAACTCGACTCAACTGGGTCGAAGTTTGCTTGAAAGGCTTTGGTAGTGTAGACCTTATAACCGCGCTCTGTGTAGAGAATCCAATCTCCCACAAACGCCTTTGTTTGCCGCGGGTTTTTCGGATTGTGAACCCGCACATGGATGTACTGCTTAGTCGGCTGAACTTCCTGTGACCGGTCCACTGGGGACTCGTCGATATTACCGATTTCACCAAAGCACCAGCGGGCAATATCGGCGAAGTTCTGCTCTGTTACCTGCACAGCATCCACGAATAGTGGCTTTCGCACATACTTGGTGGTCAAACTTGTATTTTCCAAGAGAGTCCTATCCGTTAGGCTTGGTCAAGTTCGGAATACTTCATCTCCAAAGCATCCTCTTCGATCGTTACATAAATACTCTGAAGGTATGCTTTGACTCCAGATTTGTTGTTGACCGTCCATTCATAGGGACGAACAATCAAATCTACATTGATGATGTCAGCCCAGTCGAGCATTTCCACTTGGCTTTCATCGAGATTAGTACGACCACGGGAGGTAATTAACACTATTCGAGGCGGCCGACCTTTGAAGTTGACTGAGACAGGAAGATAGGCCTGGGGAGTTTCCTCCTCATCTTCATTGCGTGGTCTCAGCCACTTGACGTTCCAGTTGTCTTCTGCCATCGCATGTGCGGTAGGATCGTCGAGAAGCACAGCGAAGTTGCGATCACCTTCACGATTGTACTGGCCTTCTTTGCCTGCAAAATTACGGAAGATGATTCGAACGCCTTCCATCAGTACGGTGTTGTCATTCGGTGGCATCTACGAACTCCTTAAAGGATCCGAACTCCTCGATCGCTTTAACGGCCTCATTGCTTAGCTTCTCGAAATAGGACATGTCGATTTGTAGATCAGGCATCGATTTGGCAATCTCCGCCTCGAGCCACTTATGTCCTTTAGTGCCGGTTACGGCGTAGTATTTGTCGTCTTTAACGCGGTATAGCGTGGCTCCACCTTCAAGTACCGGTATGAAGCTACCGCTGCGACCAACGAGGCGCATGTTATGATAGTCAAGGTCTGTTTTCTCGTCATGATCCTCACGATCCAGATACATTAATCCCTGGCGAACTTCTCGACCTTCGCAGTAGTCTCCGAACTCGAGTTCTTCTCCTGAGAATAGAGTTTTGAAAACGTACGGATGCTGGAATTGGCTTCCGACAGCCGTCCATTTACTATCTTTACAAGCGATGTAAACTGCGTCATTAACGAGACACAGTTTGTCATACGTTGTTTCGTGCTCGAATTCATACTGATACCCCTTACCGTGTTCTTTGACAAAATCGATAACGTTTGCTCCATCACCAGTTGCGTAGGGAAGTTTGACTGAATCAGTTTTGATGTGAATTACCGCATGATGATTATCTTTGAGATCGTGTTTCAGATCGATCATATAGAGAGCACCACGTTTAGCCACGATGTTGTCTTTGTTGCGATGATCCTTGAACGGGTTGGGGAAGCTTGCGGAAGTGAGCCCATAGACAATGTTGATCACAATCTTCAAGGCGTAAGCAAGTTTGTCCGCGCCGCTTTCGTCTTTTAAGAAAGGAGCTAGGCGACCATCCATCATCTGGCGGGCCACACTGAAGTCGCGGCGTTTGATCGCCAGACGAGCGTCTAAGAGGGCTTTGAATTTTTCGGTGTACTTGCCAAACAAATTTAAACATACAATTGACGTTGGATGCATAGACGCCACGTCCAGTAGAGCAACACCTGTATAAATTCCGGGTTCGGCATAGACGTAGCCGCCTTCGCCGGGGTCTTCCCCACGATAAGAACTCTTCCCTGCGTCGAATGTGTAGCCATGGAATTCCTCACTTAGGTCGGTATAGACAAAATATTGCTGAGGGTTCTTATCGTCGCCAAAGATGATTTTGGCGGTGTGCCTCTGGGTAGTATCGTTGATGCTTAGTCCACTCAATTCGGCCAAGATTTGTCGAGCAACGAAATCTTCCCAACGGTCTTCAAGCACGTGCTCTGTTGCTAGAACATCGTTGGCGCAATACTCAACGACTCTTGGCCAGTCAGCTTCGTCTACTGGTTGATCATGCGGGAGATCCAGCTCCATATGGTGAATACCAAGCTCGATCTCGAACTTCTTCAAGCTTTGCTTAATCGAGCTGAAATCCCAAACGTCAGAATAAGAAAGATTGTAGGCTTGAGCGAACATCGCATTGCGGTTGTTGTCAACAACGATTTTTTGAGCCAACTCAAATAGCTGTTTGATGGTGTAGCCCAAGACTGCTGCATAGAGAATATGGTTGTCGAAACGACGATTGTAGAAGCCGACAAGCTTTAGTTTGGTCAGCGCTTCCACCTCGGCCTGTGACGGATTAACCATCCGAACAACAGTATCATCACCGCGAAACTTCCAGCAGATGACAAACAAATTTGGATAAACCTCAACATCGAAGATTGCCATCCTATCGTCGTGGACTTGAATATGCTTATCCGACTCGAGCTCATCCTCGGATTTGAACTTCATCGTCTGCACGATCTTCATGCAGGTGGAGGCCTGGTGGGTGCTGTTGTTGGCAAAAGCCAGAATTCGAGATCGGAGATCGCTGACGTCGTAGCTCATCTCCGAATTATAAGCCTCTTGCAGAATATGCTCGATGAAGTCGATCGACGGCTTGGTTCCAGGATGAATTTCCTTCTTCAGGTTCCGCTCGATCAGATCCCTAAGACCCTTTTCCGTGGTAATCGTCTTAGCCTTAAGCATCTTCTCCTTCTTCTTTTTAAGCGGAAGTCCTCCACTTATTTCAGCTATTGGAACCGCATTACAAAGCGTCAGACGTCGACGCAAGGATGCATCTCCAATGAAGGATTTGATCTCGATCCCTTCGGAATATACCGACGCCAGCTCGCTAGGATCGCCCAGGTAGTGGTAGTGCAGATGAACACCATCGCCCGATTTGCTGATCTCTGCATAGGTAGCGGGCCACTGGCTAGCAGCTTCCAGATTTCGCTCCAGACTGGTGTGGCCGTTGATGTCTTCCAGATCGAAGTCAATCACAATATGTTTTTCAGGCAGCTTCACATAGTGCAGTTGTGACGTATCAATATCTGAAAGCCGGGTTTCTACTCTCGACCAGACTCGAGCTGGTGTGCCATCTTGATTAGCTGGCTGAGCAGGCTGATCCCGCATGAGAGTATCAAAGAGAGAATCAGACTCATCCATGACAAGAGAAAACGCAGGTAGATCCTCGTCGCCATCTTTAGGAGCTTTAAATTTCTCTGCATTGAATCCGAGATATAGGCTTCGTACTCTTTCTCCATCTACAAGACCTCGATCTTGGAATGAATCGAAATAGTCACGTAGCATCTCACGAATTTTGTACTGAGCCAACGGTCGCTCGATGCCCGTCTCCGCGCAGTATTCCTTGTACAAACCGTACGCCTGCTTTAAAGTGGCGTAGTCTTGCGTTCGAAATACGTCGTAGTAAGCCTCGATGAAGTTGAAAAAGATGTCTGTTTGCAGCATCATTTCCAACGGCCGGTATCCGTTGTAGTAATTTTTACCCATCTCCAAGTACACGTGCAAGCAATGATGGGCGATTGCTCCGAGCTCGAAATCGATCCGGTTCATCAAGGTTGTGTAGTGTCGAATTGGAATTCGTACACCGGTTGGATGAATATCAATCAGTCGTCGAATGATTCCTGATTTAGCATCGGTGATCTTCACTGGCTGGTTGGAGCCAATGAACAACAATGCCTCCGCTCGTGCTGTGTAGCTCGGCTTGTATTTTTCGTTGATGGTCATTCGTTCGTGCGAAACGATTGAATTCAGCCGAGTGTTATCCTCCAGTTTCGACAGATCACCGTCGTGCTGAATGGCAACCAGGGGGTTATGTTTGAAGGCTTCTGTCGAGAAATTACTATCGGCACGACCGAGTGCCTTCCCATCAAATGCGGTCGTATAGCCCTCAAACAATTTATGCAACACGTTTAGAATCGTGGACTTACCGGATCCAGCGGGACCGTAGAATACAAAGAATTTCTGAATTTTCTTTGAGTCCCCTGCCACGATGGATCCGATAGCCCATTCGATCTTAGCGCGTTCTTCTACTGAATATAAGGTGCCAACGAGTTCGTCCCAAGCTGAGAAATCACCCTCTTCGAGCGAATAGTTCAGGTACCTGCTCGCGTAGTCTTCTTTTCTGATTTCTGAATTCGAAAACAGAATCTTCGAATCCAGTGGGCGATTGTTGTCACTGAGATTCGCCAGGAATTTCTTGAAAGACGCCCAGGTATTGCTTTGAAATGAGCGCATGTACTTTACTACGTACTCGATTCCTGTCTCTTTCTGCAGTCTTTCGGCTTCGGCTTCCAGGTCTTGATCGACAAGCCGTTGGACATCATACTCGTCGCGAGACCAAAGACCTCGTTCTGCATCCCAGATTGCATAAAAGGTCCGCCCTTGCACCATCAGATCCTGAGAACGACCGACAATGAAATCAGGGTACAATTCCATTCTCTTATCTTTCGTTTGTCTCGAACGGATCTGATAGAAATCCATTGCCCTCCCTTCCCAAGTCCGTAGGGTCAGGGATCTAGTTCCATGATCTCCAGGGCATAAGCATTCATTTGGAACCAGATTTCTACCTTTGTTTGATTTTCTTGGGGATTACGCAGAGGAAAGAACCCACCTTTACCGTTGTACTCGTAGGTTCTCCAAATCAGAGTCTCGAGAGTCTCGTCGATACGATTAAGTTTAGCGCGACTCAAGGGATCCGATGCTTTGTTCAGTTTCAGGTTCTCAAGTAGATTCCAGGCCCACTCTTCTGAAAGACCGTCACAAATAAAAGCTGTTCTGCGACTAAGAGCGATCAGAATCTCGAGAACTGAGATCGGTCGTCTGGGAGCTCGCCAAGATCCTTTTGAAAACTGTACGCGTAGATCCCGAGCATCTTGAACGCGATTGTCGTCACCTATCACTGTGAACAGGAATTCCGTTTCATGCATCCGCTCGAACAAGCCTTGATACGTGTGCGGATTCCTTTCCGGAATAGCAATTTGTGCGATCAACCAGTCAAAATACTCATAATCACGTTGTGTTTTCAGCTTCATCTGGATCTAGTCCTAACACTTCTTCGGCGTGACTCTTGAAGCTGCGGGTGATCTCCCACTCAATTTCGAGTCGGTCGTTACGAATATAAATCATGTTCGGATCACCCGAGCCATGACCGAATCTCTTCAGATTTGCCTCACCAACAACCAGCTCAGGCCGGACAACAACTTCGTCTCTTTCGTCGCAGAGAATATCGTCACCGGCGTAGTAGGTCCACTGAAGCTGCTGGTACTCTGGAAAAGATTCCTCGAACTCATTCTGGTGAATGATGTAAGGATGATTCCGATCACGTGTCTGGATCTCTTTGTTGTAGTTCCACTCGTCCTGACTTACTTCCTCGACCAACGTTCCGCGATCCCGTACCGGAACCGGCGGCTTGGTCGGACGCTCATACTCAGGCACATCAGAACGAGCTACCGGAGTGTCATAACCCTGCTCTTTGACAATCACTTCCGGAGCGGGCTTGTGTCGATCCTGATACATTCGCCGAATCTGCTCAATATCTTTTTCGGCTTCATACAACACCTCAGCACGAATCTTCGCGCGATTGAAGCGATATCCAACGTAGAATCCGAAGGCCAGGCCAACGGCTAGACCGCCGAGACCAAACCCGATCCGTCCCATGTCCAGTTCACGGGTTACCTGAGCAGCTTCTTCAAGACCTTCGGCTACGTGCTCAACTACCTGTTCCGTTGCCAAGACAGTGCCTCCCTAGGAACATTATCGAGTTTGTCGTAGATAATCCCGTCGACATTGAAGTCACACAGAACCGATCCCTCGAAGCCATTCACGAAGTCTCGAGCCTTGTCGGTCTTACCTTCGAACACACCAAAGCTAACGAAGTTGTCAGTCGAGCCGTCACGAGTCAACAGCCAACCAACCACCGCGCCTGCTGTCGATCGCTCCATCCCGAGCATGTCGTAGACATCGTTCAGGAAGACATGACCACGAGCATGGAGCAGATCGTTGGCCCAATTCTGCTGGGCCTTGAGGAAGATCAGGTTGTACTCTGGTTCTTTACTCCAGGAACCACAAGTGCGATCGAAGAAGCGAGCGTAGATCGAGGGCTCTCCAGGCGCCACTCGAGTGATCATCTTCTTCTCTTTTGTCTCTGGATCTAGAACCGATACTTCTCTGGTGCCATAGCGTAAGTTTCGGTCCTCTTCCTTGCCATATTTGGCTATCACCCTCTGACGATACTCATTGAATCCCTTGTCGAGAGCAGCGTAGGCAGCTGTCAGCGCTGCGTTTCGCCTGGTGAGGATGTTATGAGAGCGCATCAGGGCAGCGATCGAGAGCCCACCTACGATGACCGACGGAGCATACAGCCTGGCGATCATGATGACAGTCTGGACGCGGATGACATGCAGATCTCGACGACGATCGAAATCGCTGTAGTCATCGTGCTTCAGAGTATTGGCCAGCTCGACCTTACCCTTCGCCTCGCTTAGCACTTCGTCCATCTTCAGAGTGGCTCGGCAAGCCAGAACCGTACTTACACCCACGCCGACGATGCCCGCTCCGAGCAAAAGCCCTGGAGAGCTCTTCTGGGCGAGCAGCGTACCACGGGCGACCCTTTGTGTGATCGCTCCCGGAACGAGCTTCATCATAACTCCTTAGAATAGGGTGAGTTGTTCACCGTTGACTTTGACTTCTTTTTCTTTCTTTTCTTCGTGGTCTTTCCAGATAGCAAAGACTTGTTGATCGAACATCCGATCTACTCGTCGATGCCACGATGAGCTATGGGGATACAGATCCTTCACCCAGTTCCGGATTTGGTTTATCTGGGACATCCGAGGTTAGCTCCTCCACGCTGGCTTTGACTTTCTTGGCGGCAGCACGTACTTCATCAGTCGAGGGGGATTGGATCTGGGAGATCGAGAAGATAACCATCACGGATTCTCTGAACGCCTGCGCCGTGAAGATCCGCCCAACCCCACTTGTAATCCGTGTGATTTGAGGCAAGGCCCACAAGCTCATAGAGGTCGGCAACTGTAGCTGTGTCATATTTACCTACCAAATCGTATAGACGGTCGATGACTTCTTCTGCTTCTGTGCGTGAATCAAGAACGATCTCGTCGAAGTCTTGTGCCTGACGTGCTCGCCGACTCATTGCTCTTTGTGCAGACGGCATTCTGGCGGAGGACTGCGAAGAATATCGCGTGTAATTGACGTGACCGTAAGGGCCTGACTGTGGTATTGTCGATCCGCCTCGACGTCGACCCTCTCCGAAGAACAGACGCTCAAGCGCAGACGCTCCTGCTTCGACAACCATGTCTTTCACCATTGGAAGCACCACGTCAAGAACGGCGTATTGCAGTGAACCTCGAACGGTGCCAGAAATGAATGTGTCTTTGAATTGCTTGCGCAGAGACGGTCTTTTTCTTCGAACAGAGCCCGTTGTTACTTGTTCGATGTTCTTTTCGGAGCCCTGTCTCTTACTTACTTCACTATTTGGCGGAAATTCAGGATGCTCCATGTATTCCCTTAGTTAGAAAAAAGAAAAGCTAAAGACCATGTTTCAGATCTTTAGCTTTGCCCAACTATGCAGCAGTTTCTGTCTTACGGCTCGCGTACCAGTCAGCAGCCTGGTCGACGCGTTCTCCGATGTGCTTCGCGGCCTGGTCAACGACCATCGATCCGATCACAAGCGACCCCGACCAAACCTTAACTGCATCAGCAGTGGTCTGAATCGTGGTGTTGTTCGTGATGACGTCGTTGATGACCTTCGTCACACCGAAGCTCGCGACAACCTGTGCCGCCAACTTAAGCGTGGTGAGCTGTCCCGACATATCAACTCCTAAAAATAGTGGGTTTCATTATAGGCCGAGTTTTCTCTGCGAGGGGCTTAGACCAGGATAGGCGAGCGAGACCGTTCCCTAAAGGACTTCGATCATCGCGTTCCTGCGTGGACAGGCGAACGATTTGTGCCGGGTCAGTTCCACGCCGCCCGGTATTGTCGTTCCTCAATATCTGACCTATCCTGTTCTGAGCCCCTCTCAGAGTTATTAGTCCACTAGTTCCACTTCACCAGCTTGGATGCGAGCTCCAAGTCTAGCCAGGTCATCTTGCGGCATTTCTGCGACGTCTTTCCGATTAACGAGCTCGGGTTTAGTTATCGGCGTTACCACTGGAGTTTTCTGCTGTTGATTGGCAGCCACCAGTTTCTCAGCTTCTGCAACCATGTCTTGCGGAATGATGCCGTTGATGAACTCGGTAGCGGCGTCAGTATTCGTTACCAACTCCATAAACAAGGTCGAATAGGCTTCGGACGAGGTAAATTCGTCTCGTAGTTCTTGATTCTTGATGAATCGCTTCCCGTCGTCCGAGCGCTTTCCATACGCACTCAATATGATGTTCTTGAACTCGGCGATGATACTCTGGTTGTCCTCAGCGGCAACGATACGTTCCAATGCTGCGGAGAGACCACCTTTGTGACTCATCTCAAGTTCGACTAATTCCGCTTTGGACAAATGGAAGAAGAAATCTTCACTTACTTCTTCATCATTGAAGTCTTTGTACGTAATCGTCTTTTTGAGCACGCTCTTTATTCTCCCTTTAGAAGAAATTTTATGGGTGAGCCCACTCGGGCCTGTCGATGTCTCACCCAGCACACTTTGAAAAGCCCGATAAGATGCCCGTGTGCCTGTTGTGGATTTACGGTGCTGGCTTTACCGTGCAGAGGACGTTCACTTCACCCGAGAGCGCAGCTCCCGAGGACTGCTTGATCGTCCAAGCATTGTTAAGCAGCGGATCGGAGTGACGAACACCAGCAGTGTCTGTGGCTTCGCTCCTGGTTACGCTACCCTGGATGTCGAAACCGCCACTGATGGCGAACTGAGTCGTCGGATCCGGACAAGCAACCGTGAATTGCTTGTCGCCGGTGGCAACAGCATTACCGGCACTGAAGACAGTCAGTCCAGGAGGACCAGCCGGGCCAGTCGGGCCAGCGGGACCAGCGGGACCAGCAGGACCTGTTGCTCCGTCATCACCCTTGTCGCCCTTCAGACCCTGCGGCCCAATAGGACCAGCCGGACCTGTTGCTCCGTCATCACCCTTCGGTCCTTGGGCACCAGTTGCTCCGGTATCACCCTTCGGACCTGCAGGACCCTGAGCACCAGCCGGGCCAGTAGCACCCGTGGCTCCCGTAGCACCAGTTTCACCCTTCTCACCCTGTGGACCAGCAGGACCCGTCAGACCAATCGGACCCATCGGGCCAACAGGACCGGTCAGGCCAGGAAGACCCCGCGGTCCAGTAGCGCCGATCTGACCCTGAATGCCCTGTGCACCCTGGTCACCCTTGTCCCCCTTGTCACCCTTCGGGCCAGCAGGACCAGGCGGTCCAACGAAGTTCTTCTTCGAGATCCTGATCCGAATCGGAACCTTGATGTAGCGCCGGACTTCGCCCGGATTGGTGCACTTCTGCTTCTGCTTGATGAAACGAGCGATACCGCCAAGCGAAACCGGGCCCTGATCGCTCTGAACATGAATCCCGTTCTTTTCGAAACAGACCGGCCCAAGCTGAGCCGTTCCGCCAATACGAGGAGTGCCCGCTGTACTACCAGCGAACGCTCCTGTAGTGACCAGCGAAAGTGCACCGGCCACTGCCAGGAAAACATACTTCTTCACTTTTTTGTTCCTTTCGGGGAGATTATCTTGAATTGCGAACAGCGAACAGCATGACGGCCTTTGGCAAAGCCGCACTCGAAACAGACTTGTAACTTAGCTTCGTCTGATTCTCTTTTCCGCCAAGGCTTCATATAACTCATAGAGTTCCTTCATGAAACGTTGGTGAGCTCTTCAATCGTAAAGAGAGCGCCTATACTCCGAATTAGGCGGTGGTGTGAAGTCGATTGCCAGACAGGGCTTCTCGTCATCAGACGTTACGGCCGAGATTTGTACCTCCAAATTGTCGTTACCATGCCAGCCGACCATATCGGTGTAAGTAGTGGGAGGAAGGCCAACCTCCTCATAGAATTCAGTCAAGCTGGCATGCATGAAGTTGTTCAATTCGTGATTGATCCGATTTTCTGCTTTGCGGATCTTCTCTGCCGAGCTCATGAAATAGCGCCCGGTCAACATGTCGTAACAGAGAACGTCGCCCGTACCAGCGATGATAATCTCTCGAGTATCGCGAGGATTCTTCAAAACTCGCTCCTGCGCGATCTCGTCTCGCATCTTGGTAGCATCACGAGCTCCGAATTTCTCTGCTACCTTGTCTCGATACTCCTGGAAGCGTCGCTCGGACAAAGCCGAAGCAACAGTTAGTGCCGCAAGCCTTGTCGACGCAACACGATTCGCCATGACAATGCTAGCAACTGTGGTGACACCCACAGCAGCGGGTGGCAAGTAAAGATGCCAAACCAACTTGGCTTTAGCGGCAGTTGAGAGCTCCGGAGTGTCGATGACCTCTCCGTTGGATTGATCATACGCACCTTCTTTTCGGATCAGTTCTGCTGCCTTGAACGAAGCCCTCCCAGTCAAGACCGCGGTCGTAACTGTTCCGGTAACTCCTACTGCAGTCAGGATTGTAGGTAGATTATCGTCCACCAAGAACTTAGCTTTTTGAACTAGGCCTGACCATCCAGTCAAGTTCATAGTTTACCTTTCATCTTAGTAGACCGGGTGACGATCGATTCCTGTCGCTGACGGATACTTCGCCAGCGCATGCTTTTCTGCGTCTCTTCTGTTCTTGCCTGACACAAATACAGACCTGCTTAGGCCAGGTGGGAAACGCAGTACAACGCGGTAGACCTTGCTATGTTTTCGTCTAGAAGACGTCATAGGTGAGTTGGAAACTGAGAATTCCGTTTGCGCATCTCACGCACGAAGATCCAGATCAACCACAGCCCACAGGTGATCAGGACCATGAAGCAGTCCCAGACAAAACTGAAGAAGCCGTACTTGTCCTTCTCGACGTAGACGATCATGACACCTCCTTCGGAAAAACAAAAGGAAGGTGCTAGGATCTCTTGCGAAATCCTAGCTGGATAGCTACATATCCTAAGCCTTCTGTTATAGTGGAAGTTTTTCCTGCGATGAAACTACGCCGCTTCTTCCGGCTGTTCCGCAGGAACTGTCATTTTGATCAGCTCCACCAGGTTTGCCTTGTCGAGCATCTTCTGCTGCTCGGTCTTACCGAGGATTGCCAGCAGGATCAGAGCGAACGGCCCGATCAGAAAGCCGACGACTCCCCAGGTCGCTTTGTCACGGCCACGTGTCTCAGCCATTTTGCAGGAAAGAGCGATCCAAACGCCCAGAATCAGGATGACGAGTAGCCACTCCATTAGAAGCAGCTACCCGGGCGAAGGACCTTCAGACGCCAGTAACCGTAACGGCGAGCCTTGACTACAGCAAAGCGCACGCTCGAACAGTACCGGTCATTCAACTCGGTGGTGCAATCGAACACGCGGAAGCGATCGTTGAGGAAGCTGCCGCGGATGTAGCCGAAGCGCTTGATCCCATCACAGAAAGCGAAGTCGTACGTGCGCTCGAGATGATTGCCGAGCCGCTCTTCGGTGATGTAGTACGGACTTCCGGGAACCCAGCGATTGGCCTGGGTCTGACCCTTGGCGGCAAAGACACCCGCCAGCACCGCCATGATGACGATGACGAGAACCGTGCTTTTCATAATATGCTCCTTTCAGAGCCTAGGGGATTACCTTTCAAGTGAGCGAAGTTTGTTCCGAATCTCGATCAACATCGGCGAGTCGCTGGGCATACCTTTACTGATGGCAGCCCACTTGATCGCTTGCCACAATTCTTCGGGGGTCTTGCCCTCGATCGAGATATGTTCAACCTGGCGCCCTACTCGTATGGTAATAGTTCCATCCTTATTCGCTGTAATCCCATACGTGATACGCGCCATGTCATCTCCTTACTCGGCCTGAATGCCGGTCTTGGCGACGTGAACCAGAACCTGACGCAGCGTATCGCCGCCCATGTACGCTGCGATCACAATCACTGCACTCTTGGCGATTGTCTCGACAAGCTTGTTGTAGTCGGACGGCGTAACCGGGGTCAAGCTCATATCTGCGTCATGAACTGGCTTGACTAGGAATGACTTGTTCTTAAGCATCACACCTCCTTAGAAAAATAAAAAGATAAACGCAGTTGGGATTTATTCGTCTCGGTGTGGACGACGCCCGACCTGCATCTCTATTATGGTGGATGTTTTTCTTGCGAGAAAAAGAGAAGTCCGTGTGGGGACCTCTCTTTCTCAGCTACTTGTGCTCCTGGACGTAGCTGACGAGGGCACGACTTCCCTGCACTGCCCAGTAAATGGCAACGGCGGTAAGTACGACCTTCATCAGATGTTCTCCTTTGGTAGTAGTAGTCTCATTATAGAATGTGTAATTTCTGCGAGAAAAACTAAAGCCTATGGTGCAGACTCTAGTTTTCGTCAGTATATCTAGACGACGAGGGTGTTACGCCTACGCATTTCGCGGATGAAGATCCACGCCAGCCAAATCGGTCCTGTAAGGATGATCAGGATGGCATCGATCATGAAATTCCCGAATCCGTAGCGCTTCATAACGACTCCTTTACGATAGATAATACCTTTCATTATAGACGATGTAATAACTGCGAGTTTATAGGAAAATCTCCCCCCGGGGATTTTTTCAGATTAAGAAAGAAAAAATTCAATCCCAGAAAAAAATATGAAAGGCCGCGTATAGCGGCCCTCCATATCTTAGACTCTCTCAGGGTCTCGGCATTCTTGGATTGGTTACCATAGTCCATGCTTTCGACGTGATGACGTTCCCGACATGCTCATGGCGGATAACCAGCAGGATGCCCAGCAGATTCACGGCTGCGATCAAGATTGTGTCTTTGTTGATCGAGTTCTCGCGCTTCATTCTTTCGCGCAACTCGTACAGCTTAAGCATTCTTTCAAACGCGGCTACGTGCTCTCCGGCATCTTTATCTAGTTCCACCACTTCCATGCCAAGTTCTGTCATTTGGTCAAAAAGTGGATCTGGCTTGCTTCTCCAAAACATAGCGCTCCTTTAGATATAGTCTCATAATAAGCGATGTTTTACTCGCGATTGTCTTTGACTACTCTAAAAAGCACATGTTTTCGTAATTCAATCTTTTCCGGGTAATCCTCGAGCATCAGAGAATATACCGTCTTCCCCTCACTATCACTAACGACGATTGTCCCGGTGTAGTGGGAATATCGGTTCAAGAACACCCTGGTCAAGTACCCCACTAGAAACCCGACCAGCAATATACCCCAATATATTATGTAGTCCATGACTAACTCAGCGCAGCCACGGTTGGATAAGCTCGTTCTCCCGCCTCGTCTTGTGCACGAATATACTCCGTTACTCGTGAGGTTTGTACGATATCGCTGTTACCCTGCACCTCAATAATGTCGCCTAGGTTATAATCCCTGCCATATTGGAATTGATTGGTCGGTACGATCTCTCCGTCGACCATTCTGATAAAGCTGTTGTTACTCAGTGCCACCGCTGCCCTGCTATTAAGAGCTGTGAGCAAGGTTGAGGCACTGCCTTCAACTGAGTCTTTGGTAATATCATCGGCGAATACTTGCAAAGCACGCAAGTCGAAGCCGGTATACTGATCTCCAGTTAGAGCACTGCTGCCAGGAGTACCTGCATTCAAACCCGAAGCCGCATCAAGGTTAGAAGCAAAGGCAAACGCCAATGTCTTCAAAGCAGCGATCGAGCGTAGCTCCTTGATATTGATCAGTGACTCCATCGCCGGAGAGAAACGCACAATCGGATTAGCTGTCTGATTGCTGGTCCGATTTAAACCCTTATAACTGCGAAAGCCGAGAAAATATGCGGTATCGGAGACCGACTCGAGTGTGATCTGCATACCGATCTCATAGCCGGTTGCGATCTCGCGCATAGCGTCATAGACCGGACCATAAGGAATTGCGAAAGTGGTAGCAACGCCCGATTTGTCGTAATCGCGCAAGCCGAGACCAGGAATCGCCAATCGCTGCGGATTGGGAATGCCAGTATTGATGCTGCCGTTCAAATATGGGCTACCAACGCAGCACATGTAGTAGACAATCGCCCACAGAGCGTGCCCAGGAGACAGCGCTCCGTAAGTCCAGGTTTTCTCGTCGTGTTTGTTCGAGACTCGGATGAAGCGATTGTTCAGCCAGGGAAGTAGCGACATCCCAACGACTTTCAAATCTCCTTGTTCGATGCTGGCCGTCTCGATGATCATGATCTCGCTCGAGCCGTCAAGACCGAGAAAAGCTCCTTCTGGGAGCGCCTTGATGCTCTCGGATGTCACCGGCACAACTAGCTCGACTTCGCTGTCACCATAGTATCGCTCGGTCCAGATCACCGACTTGAAGACCTCGATCAGATCCTGCTTGAGGAACTTGCGATTCAGAGTATAGAGATCCACTAGAGACCTCCATAGCGCTCAGAATATACGAGCTCCCAGTCCTGCACTCCTTGATCGGTGATGACCGAGAAGTCACTCTCACCAGGTTGCAGCAGGGGCCACTGCGAACCTTCTTTGATCCGTATCTTGGACAAGAGATTGGTGATCACGCCCGTACTCAGATTGACGTTTTGAACGTATTTCGAGGTCGGTATCGAGCTCATCTCGAAATATAAACTCGAGCTGACACTGGCATCGACGTCGAAGAAGCTGATCAACGGGCTGCCTACCTGAATCCCGATCTTGGTCGGCAGCGCACCCGAGGCAAACATCACTTTGACGTAGATCCCGGCCTCGACGTTGCCTTGGTAGTCGATGTTCTCTACATCGCCTCCAGTCCGCACTGACTGTCCGGAGACAATCGTTGGATTGTGGGCAGTGAAATATGGATCAGGACAAATAATCGAGACCAGGTACTCCGGGTCTTTGCTAAATATGTTTGCTTCTACACTCTCGACAATCCCGTCGATATGCACCGTTATCATGTCGTCGCTATAGAAAACCAAGCGTGTTGGCTGCTTGGGCATGAAATATGAATAGATCAGACGGCGTAGGACCTCGTGTGTGTAGTTGTCCCAATCTGGGTTCGGATGCAGGGTCAGCACGATATTTCGGCTTGGTACATTGCTGCCAACAAAGGCGTCGCCATCAACCGAACCCAGTGGAGACGTATTAACAGAAGCTTTGACAGGATCCAACCCGTCGATGTTGGTAATCTGGATCAAGTCGGTCTCAGCCCTGCCATTGTCGGTCAACAGAAGTGCAGGAGCTGATTGCCAAGAGCTATATGCTTTTACTTCAGTTAGCATCAGACCTCCTTTACGTAAGGGCGAGTGCTGACTTGATCTGTGAAAGCTGATTCTTGGTCTGTCGGTAAATATCAACCTCCGACAAAGCTTCTGGAGAATAGTTGTTCTGCTCGAACTTGACCGAGGTTCCTCCCGCAGCGGCAGCCGTTTCCTCAGCAGTAGTTGCTTGTCCGGAAGAGATAGCCGAAGCTTGTCCGAACGACCTGGTGGAGGTGATTGGGGCCGTGCTGAGAATCGAGTCAAGTGATTGAGCTGCTGTTTGTACCTGAGACAGGTCCAAGATAGGTTGAATCGTCGGATTAGGATCGATCTCGAGTGAGATCAAGTCCGACATCCCACTCAAGCTCTTCTGCATTGCGCTTGCTGCATCTCCAGCCAGAGTATCGATGGCATTAGTCACCATCGAGGCTGAATTGCTGATTCCAGTTGCCAAGCCTTCTACCGTCAGCTTGCCGAACTCGGCAAAGACCTGTGAAGGTGACTTGATCTTCAACTTCTTCTTGATTCGCTTGACCATCTCGTCGGCAATATCGTCCATCTGGGCCAGGATCTCCTTCTTGTGATCCTGTAGACCCTTGACGAAGCCCTGAGCTGCTCTCTTACCGACGTCGTACAGTTCCTTAGCAGCATTATCAGCCAGACCAGCTGCTGCGTTGTCGAGCTGCTTGTCGAGAGCGTTGACCTGCTGAATAGCCGCTGAGCCACCTTTGAGCAGTCCTTGAGCAAGAGCCATGCCAGCTTCGGGGCCTGCATCGAGCAGCATTTGATAGGTTTTGTCGTCCAGACCAGCAGCTTTGAGTTTCGCAAGAAGGTCCGAATATGCTTTAACATCTCCAGCTTGCTTCTTTAGCCTCTCGATATAAGCCGCCAAGGGATCGGTGATCTTGTTGCCCTGAGCGTCTTCGGTCGGAATCTCAGGCAAGTTGTCATACTGATCAAGATACTGTTCGAACAAATTGGTAGCGATGTCCAACTGGTCCGAAACCTTCGCGTACTCCTTGGACAGTTCGATCAGTCGACCCTTGTGCTTGCCGATCTCAACCGTGAGCAGCTTGTGGAATTGTGTGGACTTAGCCAAGATTGCATTCTGCTCGGTAATGATCTGGTTCAACCTCTTGTTTTCTGCAATCTGCTCCTTGGTTAGCTTCTTGCCTTTCTCTGCCCTGTTTATCTGCTGGCGAGCATCAGCAATCTTCTGCCTGGCATCGGCCATCTGCTGATTGACCATACCGACGACGTCTTGAAGAGCCTGGCGCACGTCTGCCTCGGAGCCTTCTTTCACACCCAAGGCAAGTCCAGCAGCAACATCGCGGCCAAGTCTGCGCATCACCTTGGAGGGAGAGGTGATCTCAAATATCCCCTCGACTGTGCTGATTACGCTCTTACTCATGTTTGCTGCAGCGTCAACAGCTTCGGAAGTATCCGACAGTCCGGTGGCCAAGCCCGAGATAAGCAACTGACCGAGCCACTTACCATAGGCATCGGGAGGACTCTTCCAGAACTCGAGCTTTCTTTTGACCTTACCAACCAGGTCTCCAGCACTCCTGAGAACATTAGGAGCAGCCTGAGCAAGTCCCTTGACCATACCAGTGACAATTGCAGCACCGATCCGAGCCCCAGCAGCAATCATCTGTGGCTCGTACTGGTCGATCGCCGTGGCAACACCGTTCATGAACTTGATGATTGCCTTGGCGCCTTCGTTAACTAGCTTGAGTGCGCCGTTGGTAATCGCCCGAATGAACTTGGTGATTGCGTTAACACCTGCAGTAACGATTCGAGCACTGGCACTGCCAAGGCCCTCGATGAAGTTGGCCACTGCAGTAGCACCGACCTTGAACAGCTTGACATAGCTATTGGCAATCGCCCGAACAAGAGTGGTGACGATACTGAGCGCAGCGGTAACAACCTTACCAACACTGTTGGCAATTCCCTTAATCAAATTAACCACGATATTTAGACCAGTGCGGATTATCAGCGCATAATTGCTGACAATCCCCTTGACGAAGCTAAGAATGATCGTGATTCCCGCGCGCTGAATCCGATTAAGCTGCTGTGCCAAAGAGCGGAGCAAAGTAATGACGATATCGGCAACCAGCTTGGTCACCTGAGGCAAGTTGTCTCTGATGCCCTCGAGTAGAGCAATCAGGAGATTGAATCCGGCCTGGATAATCTTGCCCTGATTCTCCTGCACCACTTGTAGGATCAAGCCAATCAGAACGTTCATCACTTCGTGCAACTTCGGTGCTAGCTGGATGATCCCGTCGATTACAGTACCCAGGATCTTGACAATCGCACTTACAAACTTGGGCGCGACTTTGGCCAACTGATTGACTACCTCGAGCAAACCGAGGATCAACAGCTTGGCGTTCTTAATGATTCCTTCCTGCAATTGAACGAACGCCTGTACAATTACGCCAGCTGCGGTAGGTGCTGCTACAGCGATTGCGCTTAGGCCCACCCCAATCAGGGCAATCCCAACACCGGCCAAAGCCAGACCACCACCAATCAGCACCAGGGCTGCGCCAAGTCCCAACATAGCGGGAATGGCGGGCTGCAATAGAACGGCCGCTACACCTAGAATTCCAATCGCTGCGGCGAGAGCGATCAATCCCTTCAGAATCTGTCCCCATGACTGCTTACCTAGGACAGCCAGAGCCGGGGCCAGGAGGGCGATTCCTGCGGCCGCGATTCCCAGTGCAACTGCGCCTCCAATCGCTCCTTGCATTGCGATCAAACCGACGGCCAGGATTCCCAGCGCCAAAGCAAGACTAATCAAACCCTTAGCCAGGGCTCCGACCGACATTCCACCTAGACTCGAGACTGCCTTGGCGATTCCCTTCAAAGCAATCGAGACCAAGATCAAACCGGCAGCTGAGACGACCATTGTCGCTGGCATCAGCTGCATCGCTCCGGCAATAACTATTAATGCTCCGGCAATCCCGACTAGGCCCTTACCCATCGTACCCCAGTCCAAGTCACCGAACGCACTCACGGCTTTGGCCAGAATACGCAGGCCAACTGCGGTAACGACTAGACCGGCTCCAGTTAGAATCAGATTGGGTGGCATCAACTTCATTGCCCCAGCGATGATGAGCAGACCGGCGGCAATTCCACCTAGGCCCTTGGCGATCTGACTCAGAGGCATGCTGCCCATGCTGCGAACTGCTAGGGCGAGAATGTTGATACCAACCGCCATTGCCGTGATACCAGCTCCAGCTCGGATCATTCCGGCTGAATTGGCAGATAGCGGAATGGCTGCGGCGGTGATACCAATTAGCAAGACGGTGACTCCGCCCAAACCCTTGATGAGCTCCGACCAACTGAGTCGACTAAGAGCAAAGACGGCAATAGCTAGAATATCGATCGCGCCAGCCAGCAAGATTAGAGAACCTGCGACGATTGGCATGCGTAGGAATCCAGCCGATTTGGTCACCTTGTCCATGATCGCCATGGCACCGAGCAACTGCGCGAACATGACCGTGATCGCTGCCATCGCCGAGTTAAGCTTCTTCGGGTCGACAAACGACAAGGCCACCACCGATGCAGTCAGGAGAGCAACTGCAATCGCAATCTCCTTCAGTGTCTTCGCCTTGATGTTCTGCTGGATAGCGGTCATCGAGCCCTCGAGAGCCTTGAAGGCGCCGCTGATGTTACCCATGATTCCCCCAGCAAAGCCCTTACTGACTTGTTCGAGCAGCGAGCCCTTGCCGAAGAAATTCTTGAACAGCAGGAAGATTCCACCCAGAAGACCAGTTCGGATCACAGCCAGAATAGCCTCGAAGTTCATGCTCTGAATCGCAGTGGTCAATCCTGGACCAAGTCCTTCGATCAATTTGACAATCGCGTCAAGCGCAGGCTGGAAGATATTGCCTGCGTTGGCGAAGCTTTTTGCGAATGTGTCCCACGCCGTGGCGACAGCTTCCAACACTCGCTGAAGAGGAGTCAGCGCGTTGGTCATTCCATCTACTTGACCAGAAAATCCCCCCGGGGAAAATCCGGAAAATAGGTTCAGCAATGCGTCCCGAAGGCGGCTTAGAAACGCTAGGGGAACAGAAAGAATAGCGCCGAGATGATCGAAGAAATTAGCCAGCCGATCGCCCTTCTTGAGGGCATTATCAACTGAAACCAGAAAATCGCCGATATTTCCGGTTAGATCAAGAAAGCCTCCACTACCGGCGCCCGAAGCTCCGACTAGACGGGCAAAGACCGAGACAATTCCGCCGATAACCTGTTTACCGATGTCCAGCAAGGCAAACAGACCACGGAAAGTGCGGCGAATATTCTCGACTGTCTTGGCACTGGGCTCTAACCTGTCCATAAGATTCTTGAATCCCACAGTCAGGTTATAAAGATCTTTACCTGTTTTTGCAGGGAAAATATCTCGAAAAGCGTCCTTAATCGGTCGAACTACTGCGGCTAGATCATGAAATCCCTGCTTCAAAGCATTGAGAAACAGCGTTCGTCCGCCAAGCTGCTTCCAGTCGCCTAAGACCTTGTTGCGAGCATTGGCCGATTCACTAACAAAGCCGTTGATGGCGTTAGACAGACCTGTAAACAGCGTCTTTGCCTCGCCGAAGTTACCAAATATAATCTCCCAGGTCTGGGCCCAGCCTGAACCGACCGCTTCTTTAGTCGTGTCGATTAACTGGGAAAGGGTCTTGACCTGCGTTGCCGCGTTTACGGCCATCTTGGCCTGTTGCTGAATGGCTTTAACCTGAGCGTCGTTATAGCCCATTGCTTTCAGCTGGGCGTCCGTCAAATCCCCTGAAAGCTGTTTCAGCGTAGTCGTCAAGACTCCTGAGGTGAGCCAAGACTTCTTTCCCGGTCCAGCCGAGGCCAGCGACTGTCTAAATGACTCTCCATTGATGGTGACGTTCTTCATAGCACCCTTGAGGGTGACCGCACCATCTTTGAGAGTGCCCATATGCTGAGCGGTCTGCGCTAGAGCACGTTGGAAGAGAGTACCGCCCATACCAGCATTAACAACTGAGTTCCAATCCTGTAGTTTAACTGTACCAGCTGAGATTGCTTGGGAGAGCTGATACATCGCGGTCGATGCCTGTTCAGCATTCGAACCTGAAACAGCCGCCAGATTCGCAATACCCTTGATCGAGGCAACAGCCGTAGTCAGATCTACACCAGCCGCGGTAAAGGTACCGACATTCCGAGTCATCTCGGAGAAGTTGTAGATCGTCTTGTCAGCGTAATGGTTAAGCTCGTTAAGAGCCGAGGTAACGTCCTTCAACTTGACGCCCGCAGCCTGTGTGTTGGACAGAATTGTCTGAATTGCGGTCAGCTTGGTCTCATACTCTTTGTAACCCTGGATAATCGGATCCAGAGTTAAAGATTTAGTAAACGCTAATCCTGTCCGCACTGCCTGAGCGGAAAGATTGGCCAAAACGCCGATTGCAACCAGGTGGAAAGTGCGCAGCTTGTTACTGACTTGGTCGACAGCCTGACCAACCCGTCCTAGCTGAAGATGACCAAGCGCTCGGCTAACATTACTGATGCCCTTTCCCGCATCATCAAACTTGAGCGAGCTTTTCAGCTTGTCGAGAGCGTGAATAGCTCTATTAACGCCCTGTTCAAACTTACTCGACTCGAAACTCATCGCAACGACTTTGTCGTCGATGGTGGCCACTAGATTCTATTCACCTCCCTCCAGGCTTCCTCGGCGATTTGCTCAAATATGGGCCGCATCGCTGGCATGATGTAATCTCGACCCTGGACGTATCCTCCAGTTCCAGTACCGTGACCGTACTGAAGGATGACGGCAATCGGTACTCCATCCTCGATATGACTGTTATGCCAGCGAATGGAGTAATATCCCGGTTTTGCCACGATCGAATAGGACCATGATCGTGCTGTTTCGCCGCTTTCAACTGGGGGAGCATTGGACAACGCCACCATTCCCAAATTGCCGTACTTGTTCAGCACTTGATCGAGCTCAGCTCGCTTTAAGCGCTGCAAATATCTTTCTGTGCGATTGAATGATCCTTTCTGAGTAATTGTGATCATAAAACATCATTCCGCGGTTAAACGAACGATTACGGCGCCAGGATCACCCACAGCTCGAGCTCCCTTGGACTGCCCAAATACATAGGGCAAACCGTTCAGAGGGGCTGCCTTGGCTCCACTGGCTCCTCCAGGAATAACACTCTGTGAGCCGCTAGCTGCATCGTTGGCAGGACTTCCTCCTGGACCGTAAACAAGTGTATCTCCAGGATTGTACGACCCTCGCCCGCCGGATGTAGCTGCATTACAAGTAGTTCCCCCTGATCCGTACTTGCCAACACCCCCAGCTCCACCCCCTCCGCCTTGTCCGATAGTTTGGTAGAGCAGATCGTAAAATATGGTGCCGTCTGTTCCTCCGCTACCAGGTGTTCCTGGGCCTGTAGACGTAGGCGTTCCAGCAACTCCTCCGGCAGCTCCACCACCTGCAGCAGTGCGGTTTCCCAGTCCACCGTCGCCTCCATTTGCTTGGGTCGAAACTGTTAGGGAGTTGGACTGAGCGCGCTTGCCGCCCTTACCTCCTGAGGCACGACAAGTAGGATCGTTGAAGGAGGAAGTGCCACCATCGCCACCGTCGGTAGTTGAAGCTGGGTTAGAGGCGTGTTCAGTACCCAAGCTACCTCCGGCTCCCACGACAACAGAAACTGTCGACGGAAGCGCAGAGAGAAGGCCTCTGATTCGATGAAACCCTCCGCCTCCACCGGCTCCGCCATAATTTCTGACCAGGGTGCCCGTATTTGCAGTGTCGATTCCTCCACCCATACCACCTCCCCCACCAATGCAAATCACATCGAAATGTGTGTAACCCATATCGCGATACTGCTCGACATCAAAGGTTTGGTTGCTTTCAAACTTGATCGCTAGTGGTTCTGGGCGAACTAGGCTTCCTGACAGTTCAAATCTCATTTTAAACGTCGTCCAACTTCACGATGTAAGGCACAAAGACCGTAGGCTGAACATTCTCGTGTCCACTACCGCCGCCAGCAGTATTGATTCCGTGCTGATGGTTATAGGCCGAAGCGCCGCCCGTGACGAAATTATGCGCGTGATCGACTGTTTCCGTATCCATGTCGACACCGGTGTTATACTGACCTGACCTACCGATAATCTCTACGATAATTGCCCCGATACCTGAGGTGCCAAAGGTATACGACGAGCGTGACTGAGACATGCCGTGCTTATGTGCAGCGGTGCGACCACTAGTCGTACCACTATGTGTGTGAGGAGCGCCGTTAGAAGCAACTAGTCCTCCCGCCCCACCAGCTCCGTCTGAGCGATGCGAATGGGCAGGCATCTCCGCCACGGCCATCGCATGTACTTCTTTACCAGTATTCTTAGCGAGCACAATAGCATCAGCTCGAGTCAACCGGTTAGCACGAGGACTTCCGTTAGGCATCGCATCAAGACAGGCCGGAACTAGACCTCGTAGGTCTGGTACCCGAAATTGACCAGCTGGCGGTGCAGCAGCACCCATTGCTGTGTTCCAAACATCGTCGATATTGGCCGCCGCCTCCGGATAAGCAGCTATGTCAAAAGGATCTCCATTAGCCCAAGCCCATTTGCCATATTTGACCAAATCGGGCAGAGCCAAGCTCGGCCACATTCGAACCTCGCCCGGAATCGCCACGATTGCTACACCAGGAGGGCCGATTGGTCCAACGGGACCAACTACACTGCCCGCGTTGATCTGGGAGCCGTCATGTTTACTTAGAATAAGATTACCGGCAACAACATCACCATCAACAACCGAACTAGCTTCGATTTCCAACATTCGTTCCGCAGTAAGACCAGTAACTGTAGCCATTGCACCTCCTAACTAACATTCGTGGACGAAATTTCATAAGTATCGGGATCCGAATATGTTGCGTCAGCACCATCGATCTCGAAGGTAGTGGCGTCGAGCATAGTGACGTAAGTATTTGCCTCGTCAATAGCCGACCAAGTACCATCCCGATGATCGACGATGATAAGCGCACCAAGATACCCGAAATATTCGGCAATCTCTGCTAGAGACGGAAGACTAGGATTACTTATCTCCGTACCATAAAACCGTTCTTCCAATAACTGTAAAATTTCAGGAGGTGTTGTGACTGAATCAAGAGAAACATGAAGCGTCGGTTTGATTCCGATTCCTTTAATTACCGGCGGAGTTCCTGTTAAGGTCCAACTAAACTCGACTGGATTAGGCGAATCACCAATTGTGCTAAAGGTATTAGCATCAGGATTGGCAAAGACGTTGTAGAGAATGTGAATCTTATAACCGTGATCAACTCCGTCTAGATCATTACCTTTTTTCGTTCGATAGGACATGTCAAAACTTTTCGCGGGTTGGTTGTAATAGGAAAACCCTGGATTAAGACTGACAATTCCATTAATCGAGTCGAAGATCTCGGGATAGGTGATTGCTTTTAGTTTCCCGGAAAAGTCCCCCGGAGTAAAAACCTCCAAATACTTTACCCCATCGAGATAATAATCTTTGATCTCGGTATCAGAAGATTCTTCTACGCTTGTAAGACCATTCCAAACCTCAACGCGGCCATCATGAAGATAAAGAACTCCGTGATCAACGCCCGTTTCAAACCTTCGTTCTCCGACTTGATCCCAAGCAAGTTTCATATGTCACCCCTTAGTACCGAGTTGTTTCCTGCGTTGCGCATTGAGTTCTCGGTTCCGAGCTGCGATCTCAGAGCGACTCATCTTCGTCGGCTTTGCCTGCTTGATGTTACAAACACGAATCAAAGTGAACAACCAATTGAGATGCCACCTCTCGCACTCAAAAGGAATCTCAAAAGCGATCATCCAGTAGTAAATCAACTCAGCAGTAATCACGTCTCGACTTTGTGGAGCGCCAGGAGGCTCGTTGAACCAAGTCGCGGTCATCTTGGCATCGATATGCTCATTGATTGCCGTGATATTGGCTTCGTTGAGTTTGAGGAAAACTTCTTCGGGAACATTTGGGGTCAAAGTCATGAACTTGATGTAGTCCAAAACTTCTTCTGTCGTCTTCTCGTCCTTACCCAAGAAAGGCTTCTCGTATTTAGACTCCCATTTTGACAGTGAGACCAGAGAATGCTCTAGCTCCAATGTTACATCGCCTCGAGTGACGAACTCCTGGCCATGTTCGTCAAACATTTCGACACCTGGAACCACAATCGTAAGCATTCTCCGGCCTCCTGTCGGGCGGGGAGAGGGGAGAGGGTAAGTTTACGGTCCTGCGAACAGCGCAATCACAGCATCCGGAGTCGGAAGAGCTGCTTCTGTTGCGCCGTTGCCGTACAGCAGAGCCTCGAGTGCAGTAAGGTCGGCTGCGTCGACTTCCGTAGAGTCGACCACAATCAGCGAGGTCGGCTTATGATCGGTAACAGGAACCGGAATAGTTGTAATCTCCCAGCTGAATGAAATTGCCTCCGGCGAATCGTTGATGGTTGCGTAAGCCTTCTCCGAGGGAGCGGCCGTTGCACCATAAACGAGATGTAGCTTATAGCCAAAGTCGGCTCCATCAATGTCGTTACCGACCTTTGTCCGATAGGACAGGCCAAACATCTTGCGGCTCTGCTGGCCAACAGCTACACCCACGGAGGGCGCATAGGTACCGTCGCACTCGGCGAACTCGTCGGGGTATGTAAACGCCTCGATCGTTCCGCCGAACTCTTCGGCCGAAATCAGATTCAGGTACTTGATGTTGTCCGCATACTGCGGGTTGGACTCCGCCCCGGAAGGTGATTCCGTGACAGTGGTGAGTCCATTCCAGGCAACTCCAGTGTTGTAAACACCAGCGTCGTCAGGAAGATACAAGACACCATGGTCTACGCCAACTTCGTAGAGGCGCTCACCAACTTCGTCCCATGTCAGCGGTGCCATTTGTTTCCCTTCTCTTAGAAGAACACATTATACACGTCGTGATTCAGATTATCAGCAGTATAAAAGCGGTTAAATAGGCTCATGGGCATTTCTGCCACTTTATCTGGAATCTCACTATCAGGATCTTGATCAATGACTGTAACCATATACCTTTTAGTGTGATGATATGGCTTGTCATTCGCAAATTTCGTGTCTGCGAAATCACGTTTATAGATAATGCAAGGGTATTTCAGCTGCACGTTTGTCGGTGGCTGAAAATATACGTTCTCTGTAAACGTCTCAAGGAGTTGGTGCAACTGGAGCCGCGACTGGCCCATTATACACCTCCCCTAAGCGCAACAACAGACGAGGGGCCTGCACTTCCACAGAGGAAACGGTCCACAGGACCCCCGCCCATTCCACATAACGAATGGCAAAGAAATGATCGTTGGCATAAGCATCGGCTACAATACTGATCGAGTTTTGTACACTGAGATCAGGGTTGAGATTCTCTCCTTCGCGAAGATTTCTGGCATTTCGGACAACATCTCCGAAATATGAATGCTCGACGATACTATCTTCCCAGACACCTGGCTCAGTTTCTACGGTCTCGCCGTAACCAACACGACCATGAAATCTTCCCATCGAGAACCTACCTTTACGCCTTCTGAAGCACCAGTGCAGAACGGATCTTCGTCAGACCACCGGAGACACGGGTTTCGAACAGGTACTTGTACTGGTTGTAGTCGATATCGAAGTCATCGAAGAAGTTGACCTCGCCACCCTTATCCGCGCCAACCGTGTAGTCCTTCAGGTTGACAACGATGCCGATTAGGTCAGCCTCCTGCTCCATCACTTCGACGTAGACGATGTCCTGAACACCCATCTCAGCAGCGACTTCCGACTTATTGCGGTACATCCGCCGTCCCATACCATCCTTGGTCAGGAGGAGAGAGGTCATGAACGGCATCGTGGTGTAGAACGTCGGCGAACCCGAGCCTTTGTAGAGGCCCATGTTCGTGATCAGAGCGTCGACAACCTCGCCGGGGTTCGAACCAGCGTCTGCAAGGTTGACCTCTACCTTGGGAGCGTAGAGATCGTGATCAAGCATGATCGAGCGAATGCCTGCACCCTCACTGGCACCCGCCGGATCCTTGATCTTGTCCTCGCTGGCAACGTCTCGACCATCACCAATCAGAATCGCGCGTGCGAGCTCCTCGTCCAGCATCAACCGCATCTCAGCCTTCAGCCAGGCGACAACATCGAAATCAGTGATGTCGACAATGTCGTCACGATCAAGCTGCTGCTTCTTGTACACGGTCGAAGGAGTCGTCACCCGCTTAACCAGCCCAAAGAATTCTTCCTTCTTCAGGTTGCCCTTGATGTAACCCAGCGCCCTGGCCTCGTCCTGAGTGATGTCGGCTACGATCGACTTGATACGAGAGAACGGGGAGTGCCTCGTACCATTGATGACACCGGAGACCCACTCGACACGCCGTGAATCAAATTCGGGCGTATCTGCAAGAGTGCGTGCATCGGGGAAGAGAATGTCGATGTCTTCGATGCCATGCCTAAGTGCATATGCTTCTACCGCATGCTTCAGCGAACCGGCCCTCTGCGCCTCTTCGACGATCCCATTAATGGCGTCATGGCTAAGAACCGGCTTCTTCTTCTTGCCATTCTGCTCCTCGAAGACATTACGAGACATGCGCTCTCCTTCTTCCTCTTTATTTTCCTCATGAACTAGTTCTGTCTTAGTCTCCTCGTCCGAGGTCTTCGACTCATCTGAGGTACTCGACTCATCTGAGGCGCTCGACTGCTCAGTCGTATTAGACTGGGTTGCCGTTCCGTCGTTAGTAGTTTTTCCCGCAGTCTCAAGAGCTTGGGCAACCATGAAGTGAACAACTTCTTTCTGCTGAGCATCCATCGAGTCATAAATTTCCTGAACCGTCGGCTCCTCCGTGGAGTGTTCTACTTCCTCTTCCTCCTTCGAAGGCTCCTCATCGGAGTGATTGAGCTCCAGGCCAGTGTAGATAATTGCTTCATCTTCCAGCGTGACCATTTCGCCATCGCCGTGAGCCAAAGTGATGTTGTCGATAAGAGCGCCCGGATTCGCGCCGGACAGAACCAGACTTACCTCACGGATAAAGCCGTGCAGAACCTGTTTCGACTTCTCCGTCAGCTGATTGGCATAAATGGACAGCGACTTGATGTCCTTATGCGTCACCAGAGTCTTGGCATTCTGTGCCTGATCGGTCTCATTGAAATAACCGTAGGCGTAAATGCCATCGTCACGATGCTCGAGAATCGCATGACCTAGTACATTGCTGGGCTCACCATGACCATGCTGCCAGACCAAGGGAACCTGCTCCTTGTCCTGATGCTTGAAAGCATCCGGCATGATCGTCCGGCCATCTGAGCATTTAAGACCAGCCTTCGTGGCATAGCCGCTAAAATCAGGCCTAGCCTCTGCTCCCATTTTGAACCTTCTTTCTCAGTCCTGGACCAAGCTCGTCGACAGATGACGGCACGAGATTAAGAACTTGCTTTCCTTCTGTCGTAACTCCAGTTGGAGTTGGACTTCCCTGCGGCATGTTGCTATTCAGTAATTGATCTGCCTTTGGATCTGAATGGGGAGCCATACCAACTACCTGCCGCATCTCATTCGACGTCATGATCTCATTACGAGTAAACTTGTCGGCAATCTCAGCGATGTTCTCAATTGGAACCAAGCGGAATGGGTCTCGGAAGAACAGAACACTTTGCCTTTGAGTCCGAGCAGTTTTAGTCAAGAAGGTACGACGCATAGCCTCAGCCATGGCCGTGAGAACAGGCTCGATTGTACGATTCCAATAGTTCAACATAGCTTTTTCATCAGCTGTACCGTTCATAACCTCTTCGGTTAGACCGAGTTGGCCATACAGCATCTCGGTGAGGAACTCGATTTGAGCCATTAGATTATTCTCAGCTGGTCGATTTAGCTGAGTAATCTTCTCGGTCCCGTCTGTATAGGCAATGCCATACTTACTGCCCGACAGCTGGAATTCAATGTCTTTTCGACGCTGTTCTGCCTGCTGCCTGCGAGCTTCAGACTTAATTACGTACGGAAGCTGAATGATAATGTCTAGTTTTCCAGAAGCAGACGCATCATCCACCGCATCCAACAGATTCAGCTTGTGCAGGAGTCGTGAAAGTGTTGAATTTGGCTCGTTCATGACCGCATAAAGCGGGTTTTCGACGATTGCAACGGCTGATTTCGCTAGCGTAATCTCTTCGCGCTGAGCTGTTTCTTCGTTGTATAGACTCATTCGCACATGGTGGGGAAACCACTGAGTAATTTCGCCTACGCGAAGAGTTAAGATCTCATATCCGCCGTTTGTTTCCGGACTAATCGATGTATCAACCGGAACCAACGCACAAACACCTCGATCGAACAGTGTCATAGCGATGTCCTGCCGAAATGCTCGAGCTGCCTGATCGATGTTGGCTTCAACAGTCAAACAGTTATTAAGACCGCTATCAATGTCTTCTTTATACCTATTTTCCTCATCCAGTCTGACATGACGCATCTCAACTGACGCCACATCGATGCTTAGACGAGTAAAAATCGAGGAGATCATCGAGCGCTCGTTAGGAATTAGCAGTCGTCCACGATCTGGTCGTCGCCCGGAATTTCCGGTGCCATAATAAGGCCAAGAACTGAGTCGATCTTTGCGATCTTGGCTGGTGAAAGCATTCCAAGCGTGCCTCAGCCTAGATCCAAGCGCCATATCTCACCTCCTCCTCCAAATCATTCGAATGCTTCCTTATTTGCCTTGTATGCCACCCAGGCATCCAGAAGCGCTGCGACATTGTCGATTTTCTCATCTTGTCGCTTCTTTAGAAGTTTACGATTTCCATTCGTATCTTCCAACGTAATTGCATTACCCATTGCAAAAGACATCAGAGCTTGATCAAAGACCAGCAAGCGTTCTCCAGCCATGATTTTGAGCTCACCGAGTGGAACCGATTCGGTTTTGGCTCCTTGCAGAACCTTTTCAATTCCGAATGGCCCATTCTCGCCTTCCCAACGAGCAACAAACTCTTTCGCGTTGTAGGGATCGTAGCCAAGCGCTCTAACATCGTATTCAGACGTGAGAATGAAGCGATCAAGATCGTCATAGACCTCCATCATGTCGAGAATGTTTCCTGGCATGACATGAAGGCTACCTTCGTTGACAAACTCCTCATACTTCTGCCGCATTGCAGCCGGAAGCTTCATCAGTGTCAGTTCAGTGATGTAAGAGCGTGTTTTTACGCCGTATTGTTCACGTCCTAACGGAAATAGAAACGTGAAAGCACAGAAGTCATCACCCTGCGATAGATCAGCACCAAGCGCACATGCCATTTGCCAAAATTCTCGAGAACGATGTGGAAGGGTCTCTTCGTAGGTGAAGAAGTAGGTATAGCCCTCCATTGGAATCCCAAAGCGCTTCGCGAGAATGTCATTTCGAGAAGCCGGAGCTTTTTCGGCCCTTTCCACGTCAAGCTGATACGTCTCATAGGAAACCGTTGCTCCTAGATTCGGATTCGCCTTTACCCACATCGCCGGATCAGCAACTTCTTCGACTTCGTCTAGCTTGTAATGCCAGATCGAAACATGCGGCGCCAGGTATTCTCCCTTGAGAATGTCAGCAAGCTCCATTTTGATGGTGTCACCGGAACCTGCTCTGACCGTTCCTTCTGAACTGATAGCTACGATCAAGTAATCTTCTAGCTTCGATGCTCCCTGTTCAACAGCACCAACAACATCCTCTCGAAGATCACCCGACAGCCATTCGTCAATAGTTGAAATCTTTGGACGTAGTCCCTGTAGCTTGTTGATGGCCATTGGACGAATCTCAAGAATGGAACCGGTAAGAAAGTTCTCGATTCCCTTCTTAGTCGAGGCTAGCTTTACTCGATTGGCTTTGGAGCCCGTAGTATTTTGTAGCGAGCCTTCAGTTAGAAACTTAAACAGCGGGCCCCGAGCTCGAGTAATCGAGGTCCTAAACGGCGAGAGCACCTCCTCTGCCTGTTTCATCGTCGGCGCGGTATTGATCTGATGGGTGGTGGCTGTATCGACGTTTAGGAAAAAGCTATGGACCATAAAGGCGTACATCGACTTGGCTGCCCCACGAGCAACTATTAGATACTGCTTCAGCGTAAGCCGTTTTTTGATCGTTCGTTTCTCGTAGTGGCCGCCGTGGTTGTCCTGAGTCGGCACATAGACGCTACGCTCGACAAAGTAGTACCAACCGAAGATCTGTTCTGCCCAGAGCTTAAAGGAGAAGAGAAGATGTAGATCAGAGCCATCTGTCAGCGTCAACTCAGCTTCGCAATAACGAATGAATCCTTCTACAGCTTCATCATCGTAATAAATATTGGGATTAGCAATGAGCGAATCAATCCGATTCATCTCCAAAGAGATCTCACGGTTTACGGGAATGTCGCCTCTGATTACGGCTTCCCGAAATTGACCATAATAAATCGGTACTGCTGTGTTGGATAGGCTCATGCTAACCCCTCTCCCCTAAGCAGCGGCAAGCAGAGCAGTCTTAGCCAGATGTTTCTTAACCTGTTGTGTTGCAACGTCGTTTGCAGCTGACTGAACAGCAGTCTTACCGCTTTGTCCCAACACGTTCAGGACAAACTTCTTTGGAGGACTTGCATCGTTGTAGCGAAGTCGTTTGGCCTGCTGTTCCAGATTCAAACGCCTCGTATACTCCTGCAAGTCCTTGTCCGAAAGAGCTTTCATTCCGCTTTTCGAACCGATCTGTCCGATTGTTCGTACGCGAACTGCATCAGGATGGGCGGGGTGCCCTGCTCCACCAGTTGTTTTGATCGATTTTCGTCTGTCACTGACGATAACCTCTTGTGCCCCAACTGTTGCCTTTCGACGGACACCCCATTTCATCCCTTTTACACCATGATGCTCGAGAATGTCGTCTACAACGGAGGACATAGCGCCTCCTATTCCGACGGCTCTTCGGTCTTCTCTTCCTTCTTCGCTCGAGTCTTTGCCTTCGCCTTTGGCTTAGGCTGTTCGGGCGACGTTAGCCTAGCAGCTAGCGCATCCATCTTCTCGTCGTCAGTTTGCGATGAAGGCTGACTGAGCCGCTCCTGTCGAGCCTGACGCTGTTCGTTTCGCGCGTCTTCTTTGCTCTTATGTTCCGCCTCCAACTCATCCAATGATCTTCCGTTTGCCACCGCTCACCTCCACAACTTCTCCGGAGTAGATATCTTCAAGGTAATAAACATCTGGATCCGGATCAACGTATCCAGTCTCCTCACGATGCACATTTAGACGCCATTCCAGCTCTTCGATCTGTTTATCAAAGGCAGCAATTAGATATGACGTTGTGGGAGGGTCAAAGAGCTGTCGAACCCTGAGAAAAACGTACGATTTGACCGAATGATACTGCTTATCGTCCTCGATAAAATCGTGCCAGAGCTCAGAAGCATCGTCGATCGTGAAACCTTCTGCAGGTCCGACGCCCAATTGGGTGAGCGTAGAAAGAGCCGTATTAATATGAATGATGATATCAAGATCGAATGCTGTATATTCCTCTGCAACACCCAGAATTTTCTTTGTACTTAGGAGAATACTTTCTTCCATCTACCTCACCTACTTGAATGATTACTGCTTGGGAATCTCACCGCCGTCGTACTTCTGACCTTCTTTGTTGTCTTCCTGCTTCGGTTTCTTCTCTTCTTTAGTCTGCTCAGTCGCTTCATCTGGCGTCGGCAGCTTCGGATCTGCCATTTGTTTCCTCCTCTATTGGTTCATCAGATATTGTAATGTCGAAATTGATTAATGTCGCTCCGATAGTTATAGGCGTAATAGCTCATTGGATAGTGTCCGTGTGAGAGAACCATCGGAACACCATTTCTAACTCCGACATAGACAGCAACGTGAGTTGGCGCTCCTCTACCGAATCCAGGTCCTCCTCGAGAGCTTCCATAGAAGATCAGATCAAGTGGTTTCAAATCACGAACACTACCCATCCGAATACCGTGATCGATCAACGTTCCCGTGTATCCTTGATGATCGTAGCCACGACCATTAGGATCAGGAGCACCGGCTGCATAATGACAAGCTGTGGCAAAGGCGGAACAATCCCAGCGACTCGGGATCCAGGCAGGCTTACCGAGTGAGAAAGGACGATACTGCGAATATGCAATATGATTACGATGTGCATACCAGAACATCCCCGCACTTACACCCTTCTCTCGCTTAGCCTCTGCTGGAGCTTGTTGGTGTTGCTTCCAGTATTCCTGACAGAGCGCAATCGAGTGAGGATCAAACGCCCATTCGTCCGGCTTCTTCTTCGCGCGCGTGCGCTCGAGCGCGTTATGAGCACTCAGTCCCAATCGCGGAACCGTACTCAATTTCTTACTTCGCTTCCAAGCTACCACTGCGCGCATGAACGGCTTACCGCAGAGCTCGGTGAAGTCGTGCCAAGGATAGAGATTCGGAGCTGCTCGAGAAATCGCTCGCTTGTGAGCAACCACATCCTGACCCCGACAACCTACTGTTAGATCACGTGTAAACTTTACTTCAGGAGGCGCCATCTTCATCCTCCTTTGGCTCAGGCTCCGGCTCACGGACAGGCTCTTCGCCAGCCTCAATAATCAAGTTTTTGTCGATTACTACCGTGAGACGAGCTTCAGATTCGTCGGCATCTACGCCTGAGACCTCGTCTGGCTCTACCTCTTCTTCGTCCGTGAACGGCATTCTTATTCCTCCCCGTCGTTATCTCCCTCATCCGGAGCAGGCTCCGTCGGGCCGGGCTCGAGCGGTGGCTCTGGCACAGCAGGCTGATCAGGTTCGGTTGCTGGATCCTGAACAGGTGCTTCCGGTGTTTCAGTCATTTCTCCTCCTTCTCGTTACGGGCCAAGACAAGTCCAAAGGTGAACCTGCCCACCCGGAGAGTTGATTACCAGAACTCCAGGTTCGTATCCAGCAGGAGCGCCCGCGCAGGGACCACCACTACCGCCCGGACCAGGAGGACCCGTCGGACCCACCGCTCCTCGATCCCCTTTAGGTCCTTGCACACCCACAGGGCCTGCAGGACCCACTGGACCGATAGCTCCAGCAGGACCCCGCTCGCCTTTTTCACCTTTCTCACCGATTGGTCCAGCTGGTCCAGTCGGGCCTGTAGGACCAACGTTAATCGTCACTGTTCTTGTTGGCGTTGCTGGTCCTTGACCTAGACTGACGGCGGTGAGAAAACCGCTTCCTCCTGCCATGACTAGACCCGTGAGCAGCAGCAGTGTCGCCTTGGTCATCTCTACCCTTTCTAAGAGCTGTCACTAGGGAAGCAGCTCCGCTAAGTGCACTTCCAACGCCAAGTAAGAGCGCCCCCCATCCAGCCCAAGGAATTCCAGCCTCCTCAGCTAGTATTAGGTGGCTCGTAAGTAGTTGCATTTGATCCATCTCGTCGGACCATGTCAGTTACCCAGGTCACAACCGCCGGTATGAAGGACAGCGCGATGGCAATGTAGGCGATCGTGTCTGTGTCTTCCACGCCCAGAGCTCGACCGATTAAAATTGCGCCTACCGTGGCCAGCGGCATTGCTGATTCAGCTGGGCGCTCTTTGAAAAGTTCAACTGGACGTTTCATTACCATTCCCCTGAGCTGCTAGCTCTGCCTCAACCCGTTCGTTTTCCTCCGCCATTGCCTCGTCTGCGGTAGGCTGGCGCGTCAGCTCACCATCAGACCCTTCCAACGTCTCCTGGGCATCAAGCTGTTCACTCAGATGAGAAACCACTACGCAACCCTCGTGCAACCGCCAGGACGCAATCTTCGCTTCGGCATCGGCTCGATCTTCGGCGGTAAACTGCACGCTTGTGTTTACTGTGATCATTTATTCTCCTTAACTGACTCGAATTGGCACAGCTCGAATCAAACGCCATCGTGCGTGTGGGGTTCCGCCAAGTGCAGTTCCCGCCTGATACTGTTGTGTAATCGTACCGTTAGCTACAGTTGCCGTATTTACACCCAAACCGGGACAAGATACAGCAACACCACCAGCAGCGTAGCCGCCGCCGATAGTAGAGTCATTAATTTCCAACGAACCATTGGAAATTGTCAACTTAGCAACAACCTGCCCAGCAGCTGTTTGTGTCGAAATATAGACGTTACAAATATGCTCAATATGATAATCACCAGCACGTGGTAAAGTAAGCGCAAGCGCTGTACCCGCGTTTACATAAGTAGCCCCTGCTGTAAACGCTTCGTCGGTAGCCCGACCAACCCGCAAAGCCGGTCCACCAATAAACTTCCACTTATAGGTTGTTTCAGAATTGTCATAAATAAACTTCCAATAAAATCCGCCACCATCGTAAATCCAAATGTCGCCAGTGCTTGGACTCGCAGGAGGAGATGCCCCCACATGCCAATTAATTTTTCGTCCTTCGATAGCTGCACCCGCAGCAATCTCAGCGTCGGTAATTACACCTGCTGCAATCTGCGGAGAAGCTGCTGAACCAGCCAAGTCACCCGCGAGCTGCACCAAACCTTTAACCGAAGCCGTAGCATCTGGCGGAGTATAATCCTGCCAAACTGCGACTCCACCAGCGACTCGGATAAACTGACCAGTCGTGCCAATCGGCGTCGGAACACCGTCGCCCGGCGGACCCGGAACCGTTGATGGTGCTCCCTGCGGACCCGTCGGACCTTCTGGACCAATTGGACCGGTTGGACCAACATCTCCTTGCGGACCTTGTAGACCCGTCGGACCTTCTGGACCGGTGGAACCTGTTGCGCCCGTAGCTCCAGTTGCACCAGTTGGACCTGTTGGACCAGTAGCGCCAACCGGACCTTGATCGCCTACTTGTCCCTGTGGGCCGATGATCGCTACATCCTGCCAACCGGCAGTACGACGAACTCGAACGGCTTTGGGGGTAACGATAGCCATCAGCCCGCCACCGTAATCCAGCGCACCGCTCTAAACGGGGGCAAGTTATTATGACTACCGCCGCCACCCTGCGCAGAAATCGAAAGCGCTGGGATCGAGAGCGTCGGGATAGTGTGCGCATGTGCAGGAACCGTGTGTGTATGCGCTGCGCTACGGCCACCGGTCGTCAAAGTATGAGTATGCGTAGGAGCAGAATCTGTCAGCTGCAATTTCTGACCGTAATAGCGCGCTGTTCCACCCGAGCCAACTGTGATCGTCGAAGAATCATTGGTCATGAAGAATCCGGTACCATCAGCAGTATCATGTGAGTGTGCACCTGCTGCGCCTGTGTTTCCAGAATGCGTATGGTCAGCCGACTCGGTGCCAGTTGCCGTAGCTGCTTGTGTTCCCGAGGTTCCCGTACCAGTTACGCCAGTTCCGGTGCTACCACCATGATTATGCGACGGGATTTGCGCAACTGTCAAAGTCTCGGTCTCCGTACCACCGGTTGAACCTACCGGATGACTTGCGCTTGCTCCCATCAGCGTAAGTCCTCGCAGATCGGGCAAGTTTGCTCCGAACAGAGCATACAATTTTGGATAAGCAGCTAAAGTAATCGCTTGTCCGTTGAATTCCAAGCAACCGTCGGGAATTACATCAAGCAACCAAGCTTGTGGAGCACCAACAATCCCCGGCTGCCCACCACCGCCAGTCCAATTCGGCGGTTCGTCGTCGGTATCAAGCCAAAGTGCGCCTACTACCGAGCTTGCTGGCTCACTTGGCTGTTCGTAAACCTCTACAGCACCGGCTGGACCAGTTGCACCCGTCGCACCAGTAGGACCAGTGTTACCAATCGGTCCCTGTGGGCCTGTTGCTCCCGTAGGACCTGGATTTCCTTGTGGGCCTGTAGCACCGGTAGCGCCAGTGTTACCCGTATCGCCTTTCAAACCCTGTGGGCCTGTTGCTCCAGTAGGACCTTCTGGTCCCGTGTCGCCAGTATCACCTTTCGGACCCTGAGCTCCGGTTGCGCCATCTGCTCCAGGAGGACCTTCCGCTCCGGTCGGACCTATGTCGCCAGTATCACCTTTCGGACCCTGAGCTCCGGTTGCGCCATCTGCACCGGTTGCACCGCGAGGCCCTGGTTGACCCTCTGGTCCGGGATCTCCTTCTGGGCCCGGAGGACCAGTTAAACCTGTGGTCGGCAAGAAAATAACGTCAGGCGCTGAGTCAAGATTGATCTCTACGTTCGAAACCTGGTTGCTAACGTCGATACCAATCTCTCTCGACTCGACAGTCAGCTTGAACTCATCCGGAGGAATCAACGTAGCAACATCAGGTGACTCGTCGACTGTTAGTTCGATCTCCGGTCCCTCAGAATTGATGTTGATCTCGATGTCTTTCGGATCGATTGTAATTTCAAGATCACTGGGTGACATCAGCGTAACACTCCACTTTACCCTGGCACAGGGTGCGCGCTTCTTCACCGGTCTTGGTCCACTGCACGTCCCAGACCCCGGTAAACTTGCCTGAGCTGTCGGTAATCAAATCTTGCGTTTGTTCTCCGGTCAAAGAAAGCGCGATAATGCCTCCCGAAGCGTCGTCCATATCCGCGGTAAAGTCTGCAAGGGACGATTCTCCCGTTCCGCGAGCTTGTTTTATCTGTGCTTTTACTTCGCCGGACACATCAACGGGCTGATTGTCATCATCTGTGCAAATTAATCGAAAGGAGATACCATCTCCAGCATATAGCGACAAATCCAACGTGGGTGGCTGAAGGTTGATCTTCGCCATTCTCCTCCTTTCACCAAAGCGTAGTGTCACCCCGTTGTCTCACGATCGGACCTTTAGGAAGAAGACTTGCGTCCCCAAAGTGGATCGCATTATGCGTTTGTAGCGAAGTTGTGATCAAATATAGCGGCTCAATCAGCGCATCCTCGCCTTCTTCGATGTCAAAGACCGAAAGTGGATTCATATGGTGTACAATCAGGTCAGAGGCAATCTCATAGCCTGGAATCCCCAAATCACAGCCTTGATCACGAAGAATGACATAATTTCGAGCTCGACGCCATTCGCGTGAGTGATAAAACGACTGATTGACCCAACGATCAAAACCAAACGTCTTCTCGCCAACTTGTCCCTTCAAACTCAGGTATTCAAAACGCTCTTCGAAGGTTCGGAGCAGGTACAGCTCAGCGTAAGTCCGGATCTTCATCGTCTGGAAGAGGTAGATTGCCTGCGTAAGAACGCATTGCAGTCAAAGCTTCCATGTATAGCTCTTCAACCCGCTTTTGAGACTCCAAAGCTTCGATCTTTACCCGTGTAAGTTCGTTCTCATGCTCGAGACGCTGCTGTTCTAGTTGTTCGCGAGTCGATCCGAGCTTAAGAAAGTGTGTAATGACCTGAGATGATGCGGTTCCATTCCGAATCTGTTGCTCCGCCAGGTCAATTGCCTGTGAAACCAGCTGATTCTCACGTCCATCGGGAGTGGTCGCAGGTCTTCTTGCTGGTTTATGACCATTACTCGATGGTTCTGCTACTCTTCTTCTAGCTGGCACGCGACCTCCTCCCTTTTTCGAACTACTTTGACCCTACTTTAAACCCGCAAAAGTGAAATGTTTTTTCCAAATATACCCCCGGAGTTATTTTTTGG